CTTCCGGCAACCCGACAACCAGCGGGGTTTATCCGTCAGTTTCTTCTGGAACCGGATTGATCAGTGACATCATTTCAGGTGTCGATCAGTACGGATCTAACAACAACACTCTCGCCCAGGAAATATCAGACACGGGGTTGGGTGTCGGGGCTCCTCTGAATATCACCGATCTGGGTAACGTGTGCGTTCCCTTGGTTATTCAGTTCACCAGCAGTTCTCCGTTCTCTAATCCTAGAGTTGCGGACAGTAGTGGTGATTTCGTGGGGGCTAACGGGACATTCGCTGCCGGAACTGTGGTGGAGATCAGAACAGACACTGGGTCACTTACGTCGAACGGGGTGACCGCTAATCATCTCCTGGTAGGTAATCCGTTCTTCTCTGTGGATCCTGGAGAAACCTTGACCGTAGTAGGTGGTGGGAACGCCACTGTGTCGTGGCGTCCGGCGGTGATTTCCGGATGAGTTGTGATTGCTCCGCCGATTGGCGGGTCGAAATCCTCAATCTAGCCACAGGTGCCCGACGTATGTACGTCAAACCTCTGTCCTTGAGTTTCGAGGAGAAACTGAACGAGGTTGGTTCGGGGACGATGACTCTGTCTATTCACGACGCACTCATGGTGAACATCTGGCCGCACATCACCAGTGTGATGGTGACTCGTATCGCGGGGCCGGGTGCCACACCTTCATCACCCGTAGGTGTCTGGTGTGGGCTGGTGGAGGAGGTGTCTGCGGATTCCGGCGGAGAGGTCTCTATCGGAATGGTGTCGCTGGAAGGATATCTGGCGTACAGAATTCTTCCCAAGTATTCCGTCGAAGACCGATCTCAAACACTGATCGCCGCGGATTTCGTACGGGCACCCAACTCCATCCCCTTGAAAGCCGACCCACGTTCATCGTCTGTCAAGAGAACACGCAACTACGACCGGAACGATTACAAGGTGCGGTTAGAGGCTCTTCTTCAACTCACCGAAGTGATCAACGGACCCGATTACAGACTCACCCACACGTTCTCTAACGGTACTTGGTCTACCACCGTAGTTATACAAGACCGGGTAGGTAACCCGGTATCTCAACCATTGAACGTTCGCAGAGGTATCACCACCTACAGTCTGAACGTGTCCGCCACCGACCATCGCACCAACCAGTTCGGATCTGGAGAGAGCATCCACTCAAGCGCATCCGACAACTCGGGGATGTACCCCGTGTTCGAGATCTCCAATCAGTGGTCCGATGTGTCGAAACAGAACACCCTGGACGAACACACACGAGGAGCGTTGCAGAACAACAAACACCCGCGAGCACAACCGTCATTACAGATTGCTGATCTGAACATGGCCCTCCACTACAATATCGGAGACACGCTCAACATCAACATGAATCACGGCGTCGTACAGTTCGTGGGGGACACCCGCTTGGTGTCGAAGGCGTGGTCTATCGCCGAAGGTCAGCCTACCTACTGTCAGTTCGGATTCATCCCCGACACGGACCCCGCCACCTCGGTGTTGAACGTACCTCCGTCTAACCGAGAAGGATGTTGCTGATGACTAACTTCCCACGTAATGACGGGTTGGCCCAGCGCATCGAGTCTCTTGAGAGCCGCCTCTACGGGATAGAACGTAACCCATTCGTGAGACCTGCCGCGACTTACTACGGGGTGGTTTACGGTTCTCCGCGAACCATTCCGATTTCCACTGGTCCGGTCTCCATAGGTCTGTGGGATATGTCCTTCGTTCCAAACGAGTTCAGTTGGGCGTGGGTGGCTCTGTCCGTAACCGCTCGCTGCCCCGCTGGTAATCAGGCTATTAGTTACAAACTTCAATGGTCTGGGGACAGTGGGTCTACGTATGCAGAGTTCTCAGATCTCTATGTTCACAACTACGGAGATGCTTATCAGGCTTTAGGCGGCGTGTTGGCCGGAGCTATCGATCTTCGCACTATCAACCCCAATGGAATTCGTATCCACCTAACCGCTACAACAGGAGCCGGAGCCGGAGTCACGAACTTCGGAAACGTACACGGCCAGTCGTCTTTCTTCAAGTAAGATCGTTCGTTGCGTATAGCATGTACGTAACGGGGATGTTTTGTGATGGGGAGAATGATGAGTTACTACCTTGCACCGTCTTTGAAGGCCCTGCGGAATGAGATTGACGCTAAGTGGCCTAAGCGAGACAGGTCGTCTGACGGTTGGATCGGTGATCCGGCGCACGCTGCACGGGTTTCCCAGCACAACCCAGACTGGAGCTCGACGCCTCCGGGTGTTGTAGATGCTCTCGATATTGACGTGGACGGGATCGACGTGCGTCTGCTACTGGACTCGTTGGTCACGGATCGGCGGGTTTGGTACGTGATCTACAATCGACTGATCTGGTCGCGGAGTAACGGATGGAAGCCCAAGCGGTACACGGGATCGAACCCACACACCAAGCACGTACACGTCTCGATTCTCGGGACACGGCGGGCACGTGAGGACACGGGGTCGTGGTTAGTGACGAACTCTTGGCCTTCACCGGGTGTGCAGGCTGCTCGGAATATCGTGTCCGGTAAACCTGTAAGACTCGTGTCTCGACCCGAGGTTGCTCGGATCATGACGTCTCAAGTCAAATGGCTGACGTCAGCGCTAGGGTTGGCACGGGAGAAGGCTGCCAGGAACATCATCGAGGGTAGACCCTTGAATCGGGTGCGGAACCGACGGGTACGGGACTGGCAGAAGCAGGCAGCCAACCGAGCAGGAGGAACCCGGTAATGACTAAGATACTTCGTGTCGCGCACATCTCGATGCAGTTCAACGACTCACCGGCACAGAAGCGTTCTGACACTAACAAGATCTTCGCACGCGGCTACGACATCATCACCGGAACCGAAGCAGGTGGAACGGCGCTGAATGTCGCACTTCGAGACGCGGCCAAGGCTCACGGGTACTACGTTCACGTGACCGGCACCTACGACACGTGGGTAGCGATGCGGCAAACCCTCGCGCACGGTGGTTATCTGACCGGACAAGAACACGTGATGCAACGTGCGAGACACACCCGGCCCAAGCCACCTGGAATCTGGGGGCCGAAGGCGCTCGTGTGGGCTTCGTGGACAATGCCGGGGTACGGGCGTATCACGGTTGGGTCGGTTCACCTACTCACTAAGAAAGGTGCCGGGGCAAGACTGAAGAAATCGTCTGACCGGAAGTTCGCTCGAACTGCGAATCGGTGGGGTCGGCGTCATGGACGCGGCACCAACGTTGTCTTGGTCGCGGGCGACTTCAACCTTTCAGATCGTAGATTCGATTTGTTCAAGATGTGGCGCGGCAGGGCACCCTTCCTCACTTGCTGGGACGAACTCCGCGAGTGGCCGAACACTGGTCATGGGAACATAGACGCCGTCGCCCGCTACATCCCAGACAAGCGAGTGCGGTGCGTTGGTGCGAGAGTTCTCAACAACAAGGTTCTTCACCTGTACACCGATCATTTCGTGGTGGAAGCAGAATACGAAATCAAGTCTCTCTAGGGGGTCGTCATGTCTATCGGGGGAGTTCCGATAAACCCTGGAGATGTTGGTGTTGTAAGCATCTTGCTACTTCTGTTCGTACTACTGACGACAGATTCATTGGTTACGGGTAAGCGTCTTAGAAGAGCAGAGGCCAGAGCTGATCGTCTGGAGGAGCGAATCTGGGCGTTGATGGACGCCGCGTCGGTAGCCATTACTGCCGCAGAGGTTTCTAACGAGGCTATTCGTCGTATTCCGGTTGTCGAAGACGACGATGATGTGTCTGAGGGTGTGTCATGATTGCCATCCCGCGTCACGTGATTCCGTGGAGACGTCGTCGTAAGTGTGTCACCACGGACACAGAGACCGACAAGAAAATGGATCAGATGATCGCAGATCTGGTGGCTCGTAAAGAGAAAGTGGAAGCTTCTCTGCGAGAGCGCCAACGTCAGAATCACTGGCAAGAAGCCATTAGCCAGATGATCCGGTCGAAGGAGTGACATGAGTCTCGAAGGGTGGCGCATCCTCACCATCTCAATGGCTGCTGTCGGACAGACGTTATTCGTCCTACTGTACATGACGTTCCCGTGGTACAAGACTTTCCTAGGTAGAGCTCTGTTCATCAAGGCCGCGACATTCATGATGCTCGTAGATGTCGCGGTGCTGGGTCGTATTTTCGATTGGGATCACGAGGACATCTGGATCGTTGTATTATACGGAACAACGGCCTTTGGAGTGTGGGCGCAACTCGTAGCGTTCCTCTGCATACAAAGGATCGCACACCGTAACGATGACAGGGAGTATTACCGTGGAGTCAGATCCGACTGACAAGTTCGACGCCCGGAACAGAGCCTTCCGAACACTGGTTCAGGGACTGGCCTTCGACGTGGCTGCCGCCTTGTGCCTCGTATTGTTCACCACTTTCTCAGACGCGTCCGGCTGGGGGGACATCCAGTGGGCGATTTTGGGGTTCACGCTGGCTAAGACCTTCATGGTCTCAGGCTTGTCGTACCTCATGCGAACCGTGTTTGCATCGCAAATGCCGCCATCAGAGTAACTCAGACACCCGCTGCCGGTCGTGAGGTGTTACAAGGGGTAACGGGCTACCCCAGCCGCTACACGACCGGCAGCGCGGTTCTCAGAGCCGCTGATAGTTCATTAGGTTAGCCACGTTACCGGCAAACCTGTTTAGTTCCTTGATTTCCCGCTGACGTAGTTCGTGAGCGCGACTGTGAGCAATCGCCGCCCATCGGGTGTAATCGCCCTCCACTTCGGTCACAGCGTCTTCGAGTTCTTCTGTGGTTTGCGAGTAGATCAGACGGGCAGCAGTACCGATCCCCTCTCGCACGTGGATGGTGTCCACGTGTACCGAGGGAATGCCGTGCCACGCGGCTTCTATTGCAGACAACCCGTACGTCTCGTATCGCGAGGGCACCAGTAGAACTCTCGTCTCAGCCCACAACTCACTCATTCGGGACGGGTGTAGGCGATCCCAAACCTCGACGTTATCCAGGCTCGCCGCAGTCTCCTCGAAGTCGGGTGACCCGTGAGTACCGTGCGCTGGGGAACGCACGATTATGAATCGGCGGTGCGGCCATTTGCGGGCCAACTCCAACGTCTGCTTTACTCCCTTGTTCAAGAGAGACGATGTCAGAGTAAGTGCATCCCGCGCACCTTCGACCTCCTCTTGCGGGATGCCGACTGGCGGGTGTAGTAACCACCCGTTCGGCTCATGCCAGTCTCTACGGGCTGCTTCTGTATTGTAGAGGCGAACCGTCGATGCGTGCCGCGCTTGACGTATATCAGCGGCAAACCGTAGTGGTGCATGTACGGCCAAGATGGACGGTATGTGGAGACGCCGTGCTGCCTGCACGGTATTACGACTGAGGGTGGAGTGTGCGTAGAGGATACGGGATCCGACAGACTCGGCGTCGGCGATGATGTCTCGCATGGTTGATCCGGATGAAGGGAGAACGGTGACGTTGTCGAACGTGTATCCCTCTGTCGCGGTCTGTGCGAACACGGTGGCTCCGGGTACGGTGTTGAGTGTGCGGTGAGTAGAGATCTCACCACCCATCGACCAGTCAGGTGGGTAGCCGTGGAGAAACGCAGTGAGTGTCATACCTTCAACCTCTTCTTCCAGTCCTTGTTCTGTCCCCATCGAAGATAGGCCAGCCGATCAGAGTGGCGGATGTCTACGTTGCGTCCACCCTCCGCATACGTCTTGTCGTGTAGGTGTTCTCCTTCCACCCACGGATGCAGGTGCGTTATCCGCACGGGTACGAACACGAAGTGGCCGAGGCACCGACCGACGTCTCGTGCCACGTTGTCCAGGAACAAGTGACGAATGGTCGGTGGGGCGAGGTAACCCAATCGGCGGTAAACCTCTGTCTGGGTGACGTAGTGCGTCGGCAAATCGGGCGCGTGTTTGTCTCGCAGACCGTCGTCACCGTAAGCCACTCCCAGCCTGTCTCCCAACGCTTCCACCAGCGCGGTGTCCCATCCGTGGTCTACCGGCAACACATCGTCACCGAACATACCGAGGTGACTGGCACCGTCGAGTTCGGCTCGGGCTGCCAGTTCGTTCAAGGACGACCCGAACCCCACTTGCTCTCCGTGGATGACTGTGATGTTGCGGTGTCTGTTCAGGTGTTCGTCGTACTCCGGTGCAGATTCGTCGTTGTAGTCCAGCCGGACGTACACGTGGACGTTGTCAGCGGTGTCCGCCACCGCGTCCATGAACCGGCTGAAGTTGTGGGGTCGTCCTCGTGTGGGAAGTAAAACGGCTAATGTCATGTCACTCAGATCTTTCGTATTCACAGGGGTCAGGGAACAGGTAGCGAAGCACTGGCTCTACCGTGGAGAGGAATGTGTCGTCACCCGAGGACAACCACGGCCCACGGGGGAATGGATCCTTACGGCGCGTCACCTTCGGGTCTACAACCATCGTACCGATCCCTTCAAACGCGATGTTCCCGTAAAGGGTGCGTAGGTGAACAGCGTCTGTTCGGATCTTGGTCGCCAACCTCAAGGCTTCCTTCATCTCGTACTTGTAGATCGGGAGTGGAACGTGGATGTCGTAAGACTTCCACTCCACGTGGTCAGGCTTCTCGAACGTGTTTATCAGAGCAGCCGTTTCGTACAGTCCTGTCCACCAAATAGTCCGGGCTTGAGGTGTCTTGCTGATCCACTCCTTCAGAGAACCGCGATGCATGATAGGTACATCTATGATCGGCTTCATGACGTAGAAGTCGTCATTCCACAGCAGGAACGGATCACTCACTTCACGGGTGTTACATGCCGCTGCGATATGAGACCTTGTGGATGAGTACGGGGACGCCCTCTGGGCGTTGCTCCGGTAGTGAACAGTGTCGTGGTTGAGCCATGACGGTGACCCCCCGAAAACCCACACGTTGTCGTGAGTGATGTTCTGCAAGGTGCGAAGCGAGTATCGGAGTTCGGGGTTCTCCCCCTCCTTGTTCACGTAAACAATGTCCATCAGAACAAGTCCCCGTCCGGTCCATACGCGATCTCACCTGTGTCCAGATCAACCGCTCGTGCGATGGTTCCCCGTGCAAACAGTTTGTGAACGTACGCTTCAGGATCTAGCAGGTTGATACCTGCGTGTCCCACAGCCCAATCTCTGATCATGGGGTTCCAGTAGTCGATTCTCACCAACACAGGATGTCCAATCACTCGGTATCGTCTACTTTGAGTTGCTCCAGCAACTCCTCGTATTCTTCACGATGAGCATCACGAAGAGCAGATGCAGCCTTACGCCGACGCTTGTCACGCTCCCCGGAACTGGAGAACTCGACTCGACACAACTCCAACTGTTTCTTGTAGTCTTCAGGATATTTTTCACGGAGAATAGCGGTCGCCATTCTTCTAATCTTCTCCCGTTGTCGGTTCTTGGACAAACCGTTCTTTGCCCGATACTCCTTCACGTACTCGTTGATCGCAGCACGGCAGGCGTCACAGGTCGGGCTGGACAGACGGCGATGAGCGTAGTAGCCACCTCGTGTTCCGTGGTTGATCACGACAACCCCGCCACGAGAATCAATCGTCCGGTGTCCTCCATCAAAATGGAGAGACCTTCTTGAAGTGGGTCGTCGATAGCCGAGCGTCCTTCACGCATTGACACGTCCATTTCGAGCCGAGTGAGAATGTTGTAGAGCTTCTCTCCTGCTTTGAGGTCGTCATCGGCCTCTATGTTGAAAGTCACCCAGACCGAGTTCTCTGCGGGATGTGTGGTGGCGTTGGGAACCTCACGCTGGAAAAATCTTTCAGCCACCCCATTGAAAGTCTTCTCGGACACCTGTACTTTTGCGAAATACGTCATACTCATTCCTTCTTGGTTGTTGTGGGTTGTGGGTTGTAGATCAGTCGATATCTGCTCCTCGGTAATAGTCGACGTCTGGGTTCTCGCGGAGCCAGAAGGTGTATGCGACAGGCGCAACTGAAAGTATCATCGCCCACACACTGTCACACTTTTCTTCCAGAGGAATACTGTCTACGGTGTCGGCGTAACAGTCAAAATCGTGAGGCACGTTTTGAAGTTGATACCTGACGAACTCGTTGGTCACTTCAACGTAGTGAAGTTCTCTCAGCGTCTTGTTCACGTTGTTGGGGCCGTCGTCACGCCCGTTCAACCAGTGATCGTATTTCACGAGATAGACCAACAGGTCGATCCACGTGTCAGTGGCTGAGTCGAACTTGTCGTTGGCCCCGAGGCGGTCTACCTTGCGTGCGATGTTCGCCAGGATGGACAGTTTCTCACCACGCTTTTTCCACGAGTTCCCGTAAGAGGAATGCTTCACCGCGTGCATGTCGGTGACAAACTCGTAGAACGCCCGTACATGCTCGTCAATGGCGGTGGCGGGGGTAAGTGGCGGCACCGCTTCCAAAGGCTTCTGAACAGGCTCTGGAAGCACGCTTGCGGGGGTCAGCGCTATGGCTACCGCCAGCGCCGTACCCTTTAGGTCCGCCAACCACGCTTCATCACGTGTCCAGTAGTATGCGATTGCTGCCGCCCACGACCGGAACAGCGGGTCATTCCAATACGACAGTTTCTCCGGGGTGACAACTCCGTTTCGGCAATCGTTTTCCCATACGAACCACTCGTCCAACACCGTGTCCAGATCAGACATTGTGGTGATCTCCCCGCCCATGTTGAACGGAACGTCTACCGTGACTAGAGGTGACGAATGCGAGACTTGCTGCGCTCTGGCCCAGTGGACTTCGTAGAGGTGCAGGTTGGCGATGTTGAACGTGAGTGTCCCCACTTGCACGTTGGTCAGAGATGCCACGATTTCCAGGAGCGTACTCCATTCAAAAACGTTGATCCCAGACCAACCCCAGAACAGGTCGTTGGACCGCACCGTCACGGTCAGGTGGAGTTTGCCCAGCCGGTTCTGAAACTGGAGTTGCGTGTTGCACGCCCTGTCTTTCAACGACTCCATGTTCCCGTCAGCGACATCCCAGATCTGAATCACTGCTTGCCGGGTCAAGGGGTCTTTCCTCAGCATGTTGATCACGCGGGCCAACTGATCTACACCGTTGAAATCTCGGATACGTGGGCCATATCCTGCTCGCCACGTGATGCCGTCATCGCTGTAGTCTCGTGCCCGAGGTAGGTAGGCGCTGAGCCACTCCACATCGTTTCTACCGGCCAACACCCAACAGGTCTCCGCGATCTGCGCGAAGACGTTGGCCTTCCGGCCCGAACACAAGATTTCACGACGAACGGGGTTGGTGAGTTTGACCTGAACGTTCAACAGTTCCTTCACTCGACCGTTGCGGCTGTTGGTTTCGTCACCTTTGTCTAACGCCGCGATAAGGGATGGTAGAGCATCACTGACCGTTCTGTACGTGTATGTCACCATTACTGCCTTTCTGTATTGGTTTGTTACCGTTAGCCTAGCACGCAGGGCAGGCTAGGGCAATAGGTTGGATCAACTACCACCAGTGAGGGGTAAGTGGCTTCGGTTGCTGGCCAGGATGGGCTGGCTTGTACGGGGTTTTCTTACGAGGATTCTTGATCTCCCGAGCGTACTTACTGAACTCGCACAAGGTGTTCTGTACGTCCATAGGTGTGAGCGACCTGCCGTTCACATGAACGACGGGGTTACTCGTCCACTCCATGGTCAACTTACGGATGACGTCTTCCGCAGAAAGGCTCGGATGCAGTAGTCTCGCTCCGCGCTTCGCCCCTGGACCTGCTACGACGAACGACAGATCCGGCAGGTCTTCCTGAAGGTACTGCCAGTCAGCCAGTACCTGCATGGACAAGAAGTCACCTAACCCGGCAGTTCCTCGAAGGGCTTGATAACGAGTGTCTTCGGTAGTAGCGCCTAGGAAAACCGACAACAACGGCCCGTCCAAGAACCGCCGTACCAACTTCACCACTCCGACTAGTTTGTCCCCGCCGCGTAATCCGGGCTCGGGCATGATGATGTACGCTCCAGAGAATATCTGATTACCAACTCCCCGGTACTCTCGGAGAATCTTGGTCAAGTCTTCCGTCATGTCTTCCGCATTCGGGAACCCGCCTAACGCCTGACTCATGGCGTACCACGTCTCGGGTAGGTTCGTGATTCGGTACAGGATCAAACGTGCAATCACGTCTACCGGATCATCAGTGTCCAGATCGAACACGAACTGTGAACCGGGATCTAACATGCGGAACATGTTGGTCATCTTTAGGTTAGACAAGATGGGATCGGTCGTCCATGGCCCCGGTTCCCCGGCTTGCCTGCGCTCCCAGATTAGGTGGCGCTCGACCACCATTTTCCGGTACACCTGCAACATTTCAGTGTCGTACATCAGTGACTCGCCTCGTACCAGTTGTGAGCGGCTTTCCCACTGGTCAGCGGGAAAGGTACTTCCTTGAACTTCGTAGTAAAACACTTCTCGGTTTTGATCTTGAGCGCCTTGTGGTTGCTTTTGGGGAACGAGAACACGACAGCGTCGTGGACGGTTATCTTGAGATACTGGAGCAACCCCGCATCTCGACACCTTATGAGTCCGTCAACCAAGAGTTCCCGTGTGCCGTTCTGTCCGTACAACGCGGGTGATTGTGTGTATTCTCGTCCCGGTTCTAGGTAGAGCACCCCACCCCATGCGTTCTCGAGAACGCCGTTGCCTTTCCCTTCCGCACGAGACCGTTCCATCCACCGTGCCACGGACGGGTAAGTACGTCCGAATTTCTTGATCACTTCGTAGCCGCGTTCGGGGGTAATACCTACCGTAGTGCTGACCCGCTTCCCACCCGCACCGTAGGGAATGCTGTGGGTGATTGGCTTGGAACGTTGCCGGTAGCCTTTCGGATCGCTTTGGAACTCACTGCCGAAACACCATCGCGCTGTCTGCGCGTGAGCGTCAAAGTCAGGGTTGGTCATATCTCTCAGATAGTGCTTATCACCGCTGTAGGCTGCAACCACACGAGCGTCAGCCGCAGAGAAGTCCATCTCGTACAGGACGTGATCTTCGCTGTCGGCCACGAAGTACGACTTCTCCACAGCCCCCGGACCACGTGCTGTCCAAATAGACAGACCGGGCGCAGATACCGAGAACCTGCGTGATCGTTGGAGCGACGTTATGTCCGGATGTACGAAGCCATCGTCATGCACGTTGTCCAGTGCGAGTTGGGCTAACGATCTCTGCCCCAGCAGTTCACAAAGTGCTTGCCCGAGGGCCTCGTTGTGGGTGCCTTCGGTCACACTCTTGATCGCATCCCCAGACAAGGACGGCGCACCTTTCTTCGTCTTGGGCAGGCGCTCCGCATCTGGGCCAAGGATGTTCAGAATGGCTTGCTTTCCGGCGTTGCTCCGCCACGGCTGTTTACCCCCGGTCGGGAACCCGTAATCCATGACCAGATCAACGAGGAGGGCGTCCTTGTGACGTTGGAGTTCGGCAACCCGCTTACTCGCCACCGCTCGATCCACACGAAAACCGTTGCGAGAGATTTGCGCGTTTATCGCCGCCACTTCCTGTTCTCTCTGTTCGTACTTCGTAGGCTTGGCGACACTCAGCATGGCGCGTGCCAACTCACGGTTCGCCACTACGTCTTGACGAGCGTAGTCTTCGTATTCCTCGTTGATTGGAATCTCGCCGATCTCACACCTGTATCGTTTCGCCATTTCTTTGAGATCACCGTGCTTCCCTGGAATGCCGTAGGTGAAGCACATGTTCTCGAGAGAATGGAACGCCATTGCAGATCCAGGTGAGTTCGACAGTTGCGTCACGCCACGGGAGTTCAGAAAACGGTCGGGGGCGGGGGTCACACAGGTAGCGTGGATGAACGTGTCGAACACTGGGAGACCAAGAGCCTCGTCACCCATCAGGTATGAGAGATCGTACGCATGGATCTGATGACCAATGATCAGTCGTGCGGAACGTATGGCATCCACGACCTCGTCGAAGTCTTGAGTCAAGACCACATCACCCTCGCCCCATGCGTACTGACCAAGGCGGAAGAACTCGCGTGGTGGCATGTTCCACCGATGTTCTGAACCGTGGGTTTCCGTGTCGAGAATGAGTACGTCGTCACTAAAGTGGTGTAGGTCCATACCGAGCACCCGTTTCAGAGCGAACTGGACGTAGTAGTTTGCGTTCGGGTATCCGATTTCCTTACGGAATCCCTGACCATCCCCATCGCCAGAAACCCAGACGGTGTCGTAGAACTGCTTTGTACCCAACGTGCGAACAGGTGCAAGCGGGTCTTGAAGGTCAAACGCAAGGTCAGGGTCTATGTCTACCTTGTTCCATTTCAGCGGTGTGTTGCCAAGGACAGCGGCTTTAGCCTTCTTGATCTCAGCGGTGGCTTTGTCTGACCTAGGTACATGTGAAACATCAATTTCGATCAAGGTTTCGTCGCTCCCATCGGGTCTCGCATATCTTCCACATGGCATCCATGTGTTCGTCCGAACATGAGAGAGGTATCGACATTTTGAAATATCTGATATCACCACCTACTTCACGCTCAACCGCGATGAATCGGATCGGGACGACAACCCCGTCATCTCTAGTTACGTACTCGACGGAGGGGCCAAAGCGGATGAACTCAGACATGATCACTCCTTCAAATAAAAAGGAGCAGCCGGGACGGGGGAGAAAGGCTCACCCGCGCTTCCCTACGCAGGTCGTCGGTAGAGTGGCAACTACTCCCGACTGAACGACCCCGTCCCGGCTGCGGTCTATACTACGCGATATTGCGTAGAGTTGGCTTCACTCAGATGAGGTCGTCCTCGTCGATCTCAACGTCAGCGAAGTCTTCGTCGGGGCTGGCTGTGCTGGCTCCGAACCGCTCGTCATCCCGGGCCTTCATGATGTTGTTCAAGAAGAACGACACACCCTTCGACTCGTTGTCGTACGCGAACGACGTCACACTGACGTACGCCCAGCAACCCGAGTAGATCTCGTCCGCGTCAAGGATGGGTTGGCGGTCAACATCGACCAGACCGACCTTCTTCTTGGACCGGGCATTGAGCAGGAAGTGTCCCTCGTTCTCGGGATACTTGTCGATGTCGGTGTCATCGCCGTCCTGGAATGCGATCTTGAGGTTGCGGGGGATCTTGCCACCCCACTTGGCGGTCTTGCCGTAGTTCTTGGCCTCTTCGATCGCATCGTCGATCTGCTTGATCAACGTCTTGTCCTTCTTCGGAATGAGCACGCTGGTCCGGAACACCCCCTCATCATCAGGGAGGAACGTGAACGTGAGACGAACAGGTTTCTTGGTCACCACTTTAGCCATCAGGCTTCTCCTTGTTTCTCGATATCCGCGAAGTCGGACTGCGCGGAGTGGACAGCGTCGGCAGGTTGCCGAGGGTCACTGTCCGGAGCAAGGGACAGGCGTCCCTCACTCTTTACCAGCAGGTCACCTAGTACCTGCTGGAGCTCTTCTGCCGACCCTGCCAACTTATCTAGTTGGCCGAGGGTGGCGACCTTACGGGTGTAAACCTTGTCAGGCGGGAAATTCGCATTGAGCAATATCTCCACCGCCTTGTCGTTGTCAACGATTTGACGACGTCCCCCGCTGCGTACAACCTTGAAGCCGGGGACACTCCCCGCTTCCTCGTAGGCTCGTTTCAACGCGGTGTCTTCAATGTCTGCTATCCAGCGTTTCAACTCAGAAGTACGGCGGAACGCATCCGCCATTTCATCGCCAGACAACATCTCTGGGTTTCCAAAGTCTTGATTCAACATGTATTGAGAACGCGCTGAACACACACCCGCAGCCGGACAAAACCGACAAGCAGACTCACTCGGGTGGAACGGTGCGTCCTCGCTGAGAGCCAACTTCGCAGTCGGGATCAAATCATCCCGCCACTTGAGGAGCTCTCTGCGTGAGAGTGTCTCTTCCGAGATGTTACTCATCCGTGGTTGCCAGACGACGTTCGTGATTTCCTGTATTGTCAGCGCGTCCTCAACACATGTGTTCAAAGCGCCTGCCCCGTACAGTCGGAGTTGACTGTTGTTGACGGCGGACACTCGAACCCCGGCTCCGTACTTGATGTCGATCACACGTAGTAGTCCGTACGTGTGGATGATCACCACGTCGGCGGTTCCCCAGCATCCTGGAACAAGGGTGTCTACCCGTTGTTCCAGGAGCAGGGTCGCACCGGGGTCTTCGTCGAGGAAGGATTGTAGGAATGTGATCCAATCCTCGACGTAGCGGAGTTGATCCTCCTGCCACTCCTCGTTCGTGTCGTTCATCCAGTCCAGGAATCCGTCCACGTACTCGAATCGCGACCCCCCGAGAAGGCGATGACGTGCCACCACTTCACACAAGGTGTGGAACTGAGTGCCCTCTCGGGCATACACGTTTTCTTCCCTCTCGATGTCCCGGCTCATGCGAATGGATGCGGGGCAAGTGCTCCACATACCGCTTGCACTGGGACTGAGAATCGCGTGACCGTTACCCATGTCAGATCAAATCCTCTAGGTCATGTTGGACGTACTCCGCGAACTGCTTCTCCAACACGGCTTTCCAATCAAATCCGTGTTGTTCGAAGAACGTCTTGATCTCTTCCCGAGTTGCCAGTCGGTCCATCCGAGCACCGTCAACTACAACGGCAATCTGCTCGCGATGGGCATCCGTGAACTCATCTCGGAGGTAGACGGCAACCTTCACGACAACGCCTTGAAGAACTCGTGCACGTTGTCCTTGTTCAGCTCTCGAACTCGGTTGGCTCCAGCCGCATCCAGTGCCTCGCGCACCTTCACAGCATCTCCACCCGCCACCATTTCAGTGGCCTTCTTGATCGCAAGATCGAGAAGGTCTTCGTCACTCACGTCTTCAACCTCTTCGACCTCTGGCTCTTCGGCCTCGGGCTCTTCGTCGGGGAGAGGTTCTTCCGCAGCCGGTTCCGGTTCCGGTTCCGGCTTCTTCGCGACAGGCTTCTTCGCGACAGGCTTCTTCGCGACAGGCTTCTTCGGAGCCGGCTCTCTTTCAGTGCCTGCGGCTTCAGCGCCAATCAGAAGCGCCAAGAACTGGCGATCCTGTTCCGAAATATTGTTCGTATCTAGTGTGATCTGCACGATTTCTCCTTCATAGTTTCGCACATTGAGACGCAACGTTCGGATGAACGTTGGTGTTGTTGCCTTCAAAGTCAGCAGGACCGACAATTACGGCAACGCCGTAGAGCAGGTGCCCCTTGGCGACAAATCGGTTGGCAAACTCGGTTGCCCTCCGGTTGAAGGGCAGTGATTGCAACAACCCTTCTTCGTTTACGTAGATGACGTGATCCTCGCCGAATACGCATTGAACGCACCCGCCGACAAGCCCTTGAAATGACTCCAAGGTATCCGCCATAGTGATCTCGTAGACTTCCCCGTCGGGCCAAATGGCTACCGCATTCAGGTCTCTCATGTTGCACCTTTCTCTATAGACAACCAAGGGGTTCTTGGTTGTGTTGCCTACGTGTAGCCTAACAGGTTGCGCTTTCACCCGCAAGGCTGTTAGTCATCTATTTACCAACGATGATCAAGGCCGCTTTGAAGTACCGGGGGTCTCGGGTGGCGAGTCCACGGTCTAGAATTCTCCGTAGAACCTCGTAGTCTGGATCCCCCTCCTCGACCTCTGGCTCCTCGACCTCTGGCTCCTCGACCTCTGGCTCCTCGACCTCTGGCTCCTCGACCTCTGGTTCTTCTGTCTTCTTGTTCCGAGCTTCTTGCTTAGCGTTTGCTCGTGTTGTGAAGTCCTCGATCATTTCTTCGAGAGTGAACTTCGACGGCGTGCGGACGAAGTTGTTCAGCATTCCAGCGCGAGAAAGAGCGGCCCAGAAGTAGAGACCGCTGTCGTCGATGAAGGGCTTGATCTTGATCAGGGCCTTCGCATCCTCGGTATTGCGATGAAGGTTCTGTTCTGCTTCATCCATTCCCGAGAAGTCGTAGATGGTGGAGTCGCTGTTGCCGGTGATGTCGCGCTTGGTGGCACGTACCCATTCCAGTTTCCCAACCGTGTACCCCAGGATGTTGTTGATCAGTGCCGCAGACTTGTCCACACCTGCGGAATAGTTCAACACCTCTAGATCCTCGAATACTCGAAGCACCTCGTCGAGTTGACCCACTCGCCAAATCACGTGATCGTTGAACACGGTGGGGAAACGGCGTAGGTCTTTCGGAGTCACGAACGGAACCTCGGCACCCGGTTTCGGGAAGAACAGTCGGGTGGCAATCTGGACCATAGACCGCCCTTCCTCGAAGAAGGAATCAACGTTCTCCTCAATGAAAGCGAGGCTCTTGTGGGTGATGGTCGTGTGCCAGTTCTCTGCATCGGGGACGTCGTTCTTCGATTGAATCCGATATACCCCGTCTTTCTCTTCGAGAGGAGCGAGGTACGTCACGTCGTCATCCAGGAGGCACAGGTACTCCGCGTTCTCCATGATTGCCAGATCACAGAGGGTGCGGATCTGACACAAGAGGTTGTCGTGTGACGTGCGAACCCATGTTTCTCCTTCGTGGTATCCGTCGATGATCTCCCCTTCACCTTGATCTACGACGACCACATTTCCGGTCTCGTTCGCATATGATGAACATGCGATTGCAGCCCAGTTCTTGCGCTTCGAGACTGTGGGGATACCCACCATTAGTTTCATTCTCAATCCTCCAGTTCAATGTCAGGTTCTTCTAGTTCCAAAATGAGTGTTTCTGTAGCGAGCACACGTTGTTCGTCACTGAGGTCCAGCACGTCCATCACTCGCTCCAACGCACGGCTGATGAGATCGAGTTGTCGAGCCTCGATCTCCACACGTGCTTGGTCCATTCGATCAGCGTGGTCGAGACCTACGACACGAGACCGTCGTTCTGTGATCTTGAGTGCCGTTTCCACGTGCTTCCAAGACCCCATCTTGATACCGTCTTCCAACGCTTGCAACAGCATTCGTTGAGTAGCCAGTTCTTCCTCGATAAACTCTGAGTACGACTTCTTCCTGTTCTCTTGCCACCGAACACGGACTTTCTCCAAGTCCTTACGTATCGTTCTCTCCGTCACACCCAACCGAGTTGCGATTTGAGATGGATTGAATCCAAGCAGAGTCATCTCTGCTACAAACTCCAACCGTTCTTCACTTGCCATGCTTAGTCCTTTCACGGTCCCAATGCCTGAGCCACGACCCGTTCCCACGCCAGAGGACGGAACGTACGCCGTCGATGTCACGGGCTTCCAACTGTCTGTGAACCGACAACCCATCCCACATAAGGTCAGACCCGTCTTCCCACTGGTACACCTCTTCCCAGACAGACCATCGCCTTTCAACATTCTCCAACGTCTGTCCTACATGTCGGTAACGCTGTATCATGTCAAGCCGTGTGATCGGTTCGTCTCGAAGCCACACCTCCACAGCCCTGCTCCAGTGTGAACCTCTGAAAAGATCTGCGTTGTCGTAATGTATCTGCGACGTGCCTACCCTCCCATTCTCGTGTGTAACACGTAGCCACGCACCAGTGTCGTTCACACAGAACAAGAACGGTCCTGGGAGTTCTAGTCCGTCGTCACCCAACGTAGACCAATACGCCAACCCGTCGATCCGGATGTAGTTCAAGTCAACACGTTCTATCAACCTCACTTCACCCACCGGGCCTTTCTGAACTCCCCGTTTTCGTCGAACACTTCTACGTCTGGGTCGTCCCTCAGTGCTTCTTGGATAGGGTCTGTCCACACAGCCCTGTCGCGGTGTGCGGGGCGGAGGTCACGCCAAGCCACCCAGCCATCACGCATCTTCAGTTTCTTCGTGACCGCAGCCATAAGTGATTCCATTTTCTTGTCTGTAGACACAGCGGCTAGTCGTTCGTCAGATTCAGCCCGTGCCAACTTCGCAGAGAACTCTGTCTGGGAGATGATCTGCTCACACTTCTGCTGCATCTTGTAACTGTCCTTCACCACTAGGTCTGCGATGTGGACGTGCTCGTCCAATACGACAGGGCTTTCATGTAGGAATGCGATTCCCGTCGCTACTTTCAACCTGAGTAGGTTCTTGTGAGAGTTCCTACTCAGCGGGCCTCCCTCCATACCCTCCAATCTCATCTCGTAGTCGTAGTTCAGGAGTTCGTCTTTCAACCACTGTGGGATATCTACCACCTCGCGAATCCCAAGGTCAAACTCCAGTAGGAACGACGGATCCCATGGAAGTACCCCCGGCCACTCCGGTCTGTCCTTGGGATGTACGACCTGCGCTCGATCGATGACAGGCGTCCAGATGAATCGTTGAGGGGTGCCTCCTTCTCGATCGTTTAGCAACACCTTCGTTCGTGACGGCTGAGCATTGATCGCCAACTGGAAGTTGTACGACCGAGCAGGTAGATTACGACGGCGACTGGCCGTGGCCGTCTGTGTTCCTGTATGACCTCCCGTCATCATTGTCCGCACTTCACCCAATACGGTGTTGGTGGAGTCTTCGTGAGTTGCGGCCAGCACGTCGATTTCGTCGAACCAGAACAGAGCGTGAGGTTGGTTGACCAAGACGTTTTCTTGCTCACCCTCATCCCATCTGAGGAACGCTTGGATCAACCCTTGCCCCGTGGCCATCTTGCTCTTACGGAAGATCTCCGATGCTGGTAGTAGGTCGGCACTAGCCTCGGCTACCGTGGATTTTCCTTGGCCAGACGCACCCAGCAACACCACCCCTAGATTGAGAGACGCCCTACTCCCGACAGACCCGTCTCTCGAACCTGCCAACTGCACTCCCGGATCAACCTGAACCAGGACTCTCAACAAGGTGACCGCCAACATGGACGCTCGACTGCAACCTATGTTGTCCGCAGCCTGAGCGACATGTTTGAGTTGAGGTGTGAGAGACCATAGATCAACATCTTCCTCAATCTCGGTGAAGTCTTCCACAGCCCGACGCCACGGAGTAGAATACGGGACTGTTGCACCCTCTTCTTCAGCGTACTTGCGAGCAGACGCAACACTTACTGAGAACTCTTCTGGGGTGTACGGTTCGTCACTCTCCACTTGCTGTGCTGCATTGAACAGGCTGTCTAGAATGAGATCCTCGTCTAGAAGACCAGCACTCGCAAACCGAAGTAGAACGGGTAGTAAGTGAAAGACCGCTTCGTTCCTACCAGCGAACTTACCTCTCTCGTGAAGATGGATAATGTCCTGAACCGCATCACCCAGTATCTCCTCGGCACGTATCGCATCCTCCACACGGTCACCGGACTTTTCAGAGGTATCTGGAGTATCCGTTTGGTGTGGCGGTGGGTTATGTGCAGGTACACCCTGCGGAGCCTCTGAACGGCCTTCTGAGCCACCCAGCCATTCGTCTACAGGTAGGTAACCACCACCTGTACCAATGAAGTGATTGTAGGTCTCCGGGTCAGGTGTAGATGGTCCCCACATAAACCGTTCCGCCTGTACGGTGGTCTTGTCGAACTGATCCTCTCCGAGTAAACACATCACACGTGTTGAAAGTTCGATGTATTCTGAACCCGTGACCCCGCGATCCAACGGTACGACCAACCGATACCTAGGAGCATCGGGTGTGTGACGCCACGTCGTATGGGTGAGGTAAGACACACCCTCGAACAAAAGACCCACATCACTCAGGAATCCAGGTTCTGCGTAGTCTGCGTCTAAAGTCAGTAGGAATCGCTGACCAACGGTGCTCATGGTCCGCCTACCGTTGATCAACGTCCCCCCTACGTAGGGGTTGACTTCTTTTGTTGAGAGCGGATGCGCGGGATTCAGCCAATCAACGAACGAGTTCCACGACTTACCCCTAACCGAGTTCCAACGAGCAGTTGTTTTCGACCTTCCGGTACTCCAACACAGAGACGAGTTCACGGATCCACGATCTATTGTTTTGACCACGCGGATCAGAGGAGCGTGTTCGGATCATAATCGTCACCGATGAACCGAACCCAAATCTCCCCCCTGCTGTCTTTCGAGTTCCGCACCACGGCTTCGAACCGATGTGATGGCACATACGCAGCCACCTTCCCAGCTCGGATGTTGCTGGCCAAGGATGTCGGAGCGTCCGGGTAGCATTTGGCCCACTCACCCGGTCGTTCTTGGAGGAGTTTGACAATCCCCTCGTGGTCGTACTTCACGCCCATGCTCCGCGGGGAGTCAGGGAGTTCTCCAAATTCAATCGTGGTCATGCTGTTCACCTTTCTCCTGTTTTGATCAATCGTTTGTTCTTGCCGTCAAGCCTTTGACGTATGCGTATGCTTCCGCCCAAGAATCGAAGACAGGGCCGATGCCGTTGTGTACGATCTCATCGCCAACGAGAACAGACACAGATCCACCACCTGACTGAGGGCAAATACTGTAGAGCTTCCCGCCGACCTCGATGCCGGACATAACTACCGTGTCGTCGTACACCCCCTCGAAATATCCGGGAGTGCTACTGGGTTGGATCGCGACCGTGTTTCCATCCCCGTCGTCGTACGCCCGATAGACGAGCATTCGGTTGGCGTCATTTAGTTCGAACGACGGGGCGGGTGTGAATGTGTTGTTGAACGTCTCGGGTTTCCAGATCTGAAAGCCACCTCGGTCTTTCATCAGAATGTAGTCTCCAGGGTAAGCGGGCATCACCCCGTCGTCGTACGTTACGATTGAGATCACACCAGTAGTCTCATTCACCCCGACAGTTTCGTACGACGCGGCACCCCCGTTGTCCGAGATCCATCGGATAATAGGTCCGGCTGCCTTGGCACCTCCTTCAAACAGGGCAGCTTCAACTTCGGCGACGCGCCGCTGATATCTACCGGGCTGTGTGGTCATCACAGGTCATCTCCATCTACGGACAGTAGGTACTCACACAGGCTGACACACAACGCGGCCACTTGAACGGCCTCTGCGATCGCCTCGTTGATGGTGTCGCTGTCGAACAACTCCGCAACCTCCTCACGGATCAAGTGCATCCAAGTGGGCGCACCGTAGGAGTGTTCATACGATTCGTAATCGGCGCGGAATGCCTTTTCGATCTTTGCGCTGCCCGAGTCACTGTATGGCATCAACCACGGGTAGGCAGACAGGTTACTGCCGAACCCCAGAAAGTTGCGGTTATTCGTTCCATACTTTTCGATCTGACGAGTACGCTCCCCTCGTATGAGGTTGAGGATGGACTCCCGGTTGGGGGTGGTCTTCACTTACCCACCTCGTCCAAGACCATGGAAAGGCTGGTGTCGTAGGAGCTGACCTGTTCTTCCAACTCCTTGATCCGATCGTTCAAACGCTTCTCGGTCTTCTCGTATCGCTCCTTGTCTGTCAGGGCCAAGAGCTCCCAGTTCTGGTAGTAGTCCACGAGGTGCTCTGCCTTGCGAAGGTCTTCGCTCATACGGAGCATCCTGTGGAGGCCGAAGGCGTACCCTGCCGATACACCACCGACAACACATGCGATAGCCAATGCAATCATCTGTTGTTCTCGTTTCTGATAGTCCCTGTGGTCACAGGGGGTTGTCTTGTTCTTCGGTCAGTTCTTCTCGGGACGGTCCCGGCGGTGTCATGTCAGGTTTGTCCTGAATGTCCAACATCTCCCCGCAATCCGTGCAGTACCATCCGGGGTAGATCTCCCAACCGTACGGGGGAACGTAGTTACCCGGATCGTAATCCTTGTTCTCGTGAGTGCAGTCAGGGTCAACGTCATAGACAAAGTCGTGGATGTCCATCACTCATCACCCAGCCAGTCGTACTCCATACGGATGCGGACGTACTGCGGTCCTCGGTAGTTGCCGGACAAGAACACAACGTGTGTGGCACCTTCGGCTTGTGCGCTTCTCAGGGTAGCGATGAGTTCGTCGATCACAACCTCGGCTTCCTTGGCGTCGTACTCCATGTTCCCGGCATTCATGGTCGCGGTTTCGTAGTTCATGTCACACCTCCGAGACTGAGATGGTTGGCTCACCCACGGAGAACTCGGCTGTTGACGACAAGCCGTAGTGCTCGTAAACCAACTCACGGGCATCTTCTTCGTCCTTGGCCATGACCGGAATGGACACGGACACTTCGTACTCACGGTTGCGCGGGAGGAGATCCCAATCCAAAGCGAACTCGTCGTACTCATGGCACCAGTCCTGTTGGAGAGCCTTCTCCAAGATGGCTTCCTTCAGTTCATCGAGATATTGTCTGAGGCGTCGGTGTCCGTCCCTTTCTTCGAAGATAGTTCGAGCCAAATCCTTGCGGGTTCGGATCATACGGTTGACCCAGTCCTCACTCCCAGGCTGTTCTATCAACTCAAACCCGTCCGTTGCAACGCTACGCACGCTGTCGTCACGCAGGATGGGGACGAGGTGTGTGTCGTCTACGGCGATGAAGACCGTGCCGCACATATTGTAGATTGCGCCGGGGATCACGGGGTTCTTCGGTTCACCCTGTGACCTTTCCGGGGTGGAGTGTTCTTCCATTGTGTTGCCTTTCTCTGTGTGACCAAGGGAAATCCTTGGCGCGTTGCCTGTGACTAGTTACCAAGGGTTCCCTTGGCGCTTTGCCTACGGCTAGCCTAGCAGGTGTTAGTTTCGTTAGCCAGCGGTTAGATCAACTAATATGTCGGGGGAACTTTGCTAGGATTACCCTGTCGTCCGTGCGGAGGAGTGGAACATGTCAGGTCACGCAGCCCATCTAGGTGAAGCGCCTTCTCTGCTGAGAGCCGACTTGATCTTGGGAAGAGACAACACCCTCACGCTGGGACGGGTTGACGTCGAGGGAGTGACGCGACCTTGGGATCCCGCTCCAGAGTTGTCGTTCTACGACAGATTCGGCGGGACTGTCTGGACGGGAGTGGCGTCTCTCTCCGACGGCGACACGACGGCCACGTGGGTTATTCCTCAAGCGTTGGTGGACAGGTGTCGCAGGGTGCGACTAGATGCGGGTGGTTTCCTCATGCAGGGATCCGTCACCGTCTGGTCACACATGAATCCTGGCAGACGATCACGTCTCACGAACGGCGGTGTCGTTCGGATCATCAGTGGACCAGAAGGTCCGGAAGGTCCGGAAGGTCCGGAAGGTCCGGAAGGTCCGGAAGGTCCCGCTGGCCCCGCTGGTGCCGGGTCTGCGACGTTGGAGCAGGTTAAGTACGCAATTACCCTCGGGGGTCGGTTGCTTGTCGTTTCCCCCAATACATTCTGGGTGGACTGGAAGTACGTCGGTGTAACGATCCCGGAGCCCGTCCCGATCACCATGCCTGCTGGCGCGATGGTGTTCGGTTTCGTTGGTGGAGATATCGCATGGATGCTCCCCAATGAGGATTTCACTCAGGTCACTATCGGCGGTGACGCTCACGGTGGCTGGGAGTTCGCACTCCCTACGGGCATGGAGCCAGGCGGCGTGTCCGGCGGCGTTGTTTATCTGATGAATTGGAACACTGGCGAGATTTATTGGACGGATGGTACTGCTGCCCCGGCACTCATCACAGGCGGCACGCTGTCCCCACAAGGCGAAGTTCAGTCAGGTTGGGTCATCAACTCTGACGGCGACTGGTACAAGGTGGACACGACCACTGGCGCGTGGATCATCACCACCCCACCTGCCGGAGTAGACATCCAGTACGCCTACCCGATCATGGAGACGGGCGACACTCTCGCATGGGACGGTACTGGTTGGCATCACCTGACCCCAGCGGGGGTATGGAGTACGGTCGCTGGTGGCCCCACCAATCCGCTCCCTTACCCACGGAAGGTCACCTACACCGACACTGAGACTTGGGTTGGCGACAGCACCCCCGGCGACGGGCGCTGGTGGTCACCCGGTGGGGGTTGGCGCGGCGACCACCGAAACTATCCCTACACGCAAATGTGGGGACTCGCAGACGGGGCAGTGTGGACTGACGGCACCGACTACTGGCGGACAAAGCCCGGTGTATGGAACAGCATCCCGACCCCAGACCCGCTACTCGGGTTCAACTCTTTCGCCGGGGACTATGACCGCGTAGTCGGATACAACTCCCAAAACGGGGACTGGGGCTACTCGATCGCAGGTGGCCCGTGGGTACTCGGCCTACGAGAGCGCATCTACCTGTTGGAACAAAACCAGACCACGATCGAGAATCGCCTCTCCGCACTTGAAAACCCGTAAGCCGTCACCGATCAGTCGGCGCTGTGGTGCTCGTGTACCTCTCCTGTGTCTGCATAAATGATGGTTCCGTAGACCACGTTCGTGAAGAACCCGTGGAACGACCACATGATGTCGGCCACACACCTCCAGTCGCTGTCGCGGATCACCGTCCCGTCGTCCAGACGTAGGGCAAGTTCTCGTCCTTCACGCATCACTTCTCCAACACTTTCAGCAGCGCGTCCTGCCTTGTGATCCTACCCTGAACGACGTCCAGCATGAGTGCGTCTGTGGTGTCCTTGGCCAGGATGTGATGGACGGCTACCGCCGGACTGGGCTGCCCTTGCCGAACCAACCGACCTACCCCCTGCTGGTACTCCTCGCTTGACCACGTCATCCCGTACCAGACCATGACACTCCCACCTTTCTGTAGGTTCAACCCGTGACCTGCCGACTGCGGGTGCGCGATGAGGATGGGGATGTTGCCTCGGTTCCACCTGTCCACAGAGTTCGGTGTCTTGATGTCTACCGCACCGGGGAGGTGTAGCAACCGTCGCTTGTCCTCGTCGAACCTGTAGAACACCAACACCGGAGAGCCTTGCGCGTCGTCCAGGATCGACTGGAGAAGCTCCATCTTGTCCATGTGGTAGTGCGTGACGTCTGCCTGATCTGACTCGTCCACACCGATCAACCCACTGTGATACACGAACCCATTGGCGATCTGGATTAGTTTGTTCGTCTTCGCAGCAGCGTGCTCCACACTGGCGAGAGTCTCCTTGATCTCGACCACATACATACGGTGCATCTGGTTGTACGCTCGTCGTGACGCGGGGTCGAGATCAAACCAGTGATAGGTGTCCAACTTAGCGGGCATGTCTACATTCGACTTGTCCACGGACATACAGATGTCGTCGATGAGAGTGTGTATCCTCTCCTCGGCACCCGGCTTTATCGTCCAGTCGGTGATGACTCCGTTCGGCAACCTCTTCCCGACGGAGAAGTATTTCGTCCGATAGGACGTGACAGTGCGTCCTAGCCGAGCACCCCTGTCCATGAGGAACAACTGCGGCCACAAGTCCAGCAGGCTGTTGGGAGTCGGTGTTCCTGTGAGACCCCAGACGTACGGCACGTCTCTGACGAGTTTGTTGGCGTGCTTCCAACGTTGCGACCCTCGGTTCTTGAACCCAGACAACTCGTCGATGATGACAGTCCGATAGCCGTGCTTCTTCCTACCGACGTTCAGGTCACTGCCGAAGGTGTCTCTCGTTATTAGGTGGATGTCGGAGTCCTCGTCAAGACGCTTCAGTCGCTGTGCCTTGTTCCCGCGTACCAGCGTGTACGTCAAGTCAGGTCTCCACTTGGGGATCTCTACCGGCCACGTCTCTTCGGTCACCCTTTTCGGCGCGATCACCAGCGCCGGAAGGTGTACCTCGGTGAGTGCGGACAGAGTGACTGCTGTCTTCCCGAGTCCGGGCACCAGGAACAAAGCCGACCGTGGATTGGCGTACAGATGTGCGACCGCTCGCCGCTGGTAGTCGTGCAGGCGGGGATCCAACTCGTGGTGAGGAACGGCAGCAACGTCCAATGCGAGTTGTAGTAGGTCCAACGGGTCGATCAGCGCATCCCGTACTGCCGATGTGTGCTTCACGATTTGTGTATCCGTTCCATGTGTCGCTTAACCCCCATCGGTTTGGTGAACCTCATCTCGCATCGAGGACACTGATGTGGCCCCGTGGTTCCAGGCTTCGCGGGTTTCTTACGAGTACCCTTGCCGTTCTGGACGGGACGTGCTTCCTGCAAGAACGATCCGGTGACGCACTTGTCGCACAAGTCCATCTCCCTGTCCACCCCTTGGATAGTGATCTTGACTTGGTTACTCCCCTCGATGTTCTCCACGATCTGACTACGACATACGTCGCACTCGACTCGCACCACTATCTCTCTCACAGCTCACTCCTCAGCATTCCCTTCAACATTTCCGTTGACAACTCGTACGCCTGTTCCCGGTTGAACCCTTCTGCGACGAACGCTTCGACAAAGATCCTGGATATCTCCCGAAGTTCGTCGAGGTGTTTCGCGAAATCCTCCACCGAACTGTCATCCATCACTGTCCTCCTCGTGGTTGTCACCCATGTTCTGGAGGCGGAGCTCGGCACGCTCGTAGCGCGTGAACCGTCCCTCACCGGGGCGCACGTATCCGTCGGTATACTTCATGTTGCTGCCCAGCAAGTACCCATCGAGGTCCAGTCTCTGTGACTTCGTGGTCCCACACCGAGAACACACGAACGAACGGATGAACCCCTGTGTGATCCCACGATTCCGAATCGTTCGGGCGGTGGTCGGCGTCCAGGCGTGCTGGACATCCCGACACAACAGTTGCTCCCGGTTCGGATTCCAATCCTTCACAACTCTTTCCTCCTCGTGTTCCGGTACATGCACTCCGCAATGACGACGAGTGCGTGTGCGCTCGCCAACGAGGACAACACCACAGCCTTCTCGGGACTACGTGCTGCATCCAACGCCACACGAGCACCTGAGATGTGCTCTTCCATCTGACTGTACGACAAACTCATTGCTTCCTCCATCTTCCGAATTTTTCTTCCTGTGTGAAGCCGTTCTCCACCAAGAGCCGCCGACGTAGTACCGACATCCGCCCGTTCAACACGTTCAGCGGACTGTTGTATCGAGGGTTCGTGTCCTTACCTAACTCCTTGTTGATCTTCGTGGGTGTTGGGGGCTTGCCCGGTTCTCGTTCGAGAACGTTGTAGAACGCATTGATGAAGCGTCCTGCCTCCGTGTCACCCCACACGTCTGCCTCCGTACCGAACACGCAGTCCGACTCCGGTTTCACCGCACACAGCGGGGTTTGATGAGTGATACATACTTCTCTCATCCCGTTACCTCCTTCCTTCCGAATAGATTGGCCCGTTGGCCTGCTTCCCTACCTGCGTTCGCGGCACCGCTGGACCACGATCCTGTTCTGGATCCCTTCCAAGAGCCGCGCACACCGTTCTGCTTGAACACGTAGTTCACGTAGTCGTTGACCTCGATCTCCTTCTCACGCAGGGCGATCTCAGCGCTGACTGATCCATCCGTGAGTGCGAGCGTCTCGGCAACTGCCGTCCGGGTCTGAGCCACAGCAGCACGCAATCGGTTGCCGATCTCTATTGCGAAGTTCTGACAGAACGTGATCCTTGCCGAGACTGCGGCCACTCCACTCGCTCGACGTTCCGGTGACTTGACGTACACGTCTGCCTCCTCGAACATCATGGGTGTCACACGGGTCACCATCAACTCGGTCAGGTGGATGTCCTCCGGGAAGCCGTAGAACGTCAGGTAGTTAGACTTCCCTCGCACCGTGACCTTGGCTCCGTGCGCCGCTGCGATCTCGTTGGCCAGATCCACCGTCAGGTTGCGATGCGTGGTGTTGGTCAGGCTCGTGAGATCGAACAGTTTCCCGGTGGTGGGTCTGTCCCGTTCTCCGGACTTGTCGTCAGCATCGGCTTGTCGCTTCCGCAGGAGTGCCAGATCGATGGAGTGTTCAGCCGCCATGACCTGCGCCTTCTCCAGGAACATCCGCTTCTCCTCGGCGGTACGACCGGGGGCATCCGCCTGCGCGTAGACCTTGGACACTCGGGAGAGGATGCCGTCGTCCTTGTCCGACAAGGTCAAGCCTGCCTCGGCGTAGCACTCCTCCAGCAGAGCGTGATTCCACCCGGAGACCTTGAGACAATCCACCATCGCGGCCCGGAACCTTGGTCCATGACCTGCTCCCGCTCCGGCGACGTGGTGTGCGAACTCGTGGATAGCGATACCCACGTTCAGCGCCCACATTCCGCCCTTGTCGTACGGGGGGATGTGAACCGTCGACGTGGTCGGGTCGTAGTGTGCCTTCAACATTCCCTTGCGCGGCTTCACAGTCGGCGGGTAGACGGTGTCACCCGCTGCCCGGAATGCCGCCGCGAGGGTGACGTAGAACGGCTGGATCTCGTGCCAATCCCCGAACAGGATCTGGGTCTGACGCTCTCGGCTGCGCCACAGATCCTCGGCGGCGTAGGTCGCTTGTGTCTGGTCCATCAGGTCTCCTTCTTGTGTGTGATGTACTGGCGGTTCTCCGTGCGAACGAGGATGTGGTTGTCGTCAGGCATCATGCCCGTGGCTCCCCACGTCCCTCGCTTCTCGCAGTCCGAGTCGCAGGGCGGGAGGGTGGTGTCGTCAGTGACCCAGCCCCAGAACCACAGCACGGAGCAGGACACGACCTCCTCGTACGTAGGTCCGTACTCCGGGGACGGGCGTCGCCAGTAGTACCGACCTCCTGCCCGGTGACTGAACCGGAAGCGCAGTCGCTTCATCCCCGCGTCACCCAGCCCCGAGGGATGTCTTCCCGGTGGTTGTTCCACCACTGGTCGCCGCCGACCGTGTGGTGCGCGTCCATCCGGTTGTGGTAGTCGTACTCGCTGGTGACGATCTGCCCGCCCCCGAGGACGAGCAGACCGGGCGACCCCGTGGCTGACGGCGGGTACGAGAGGTTGATGTTCACGTTGGAGATCTCGCAGTCGTCGACCTCCGCGTTCTCCAGCATCACCTCGTAGTCGTCAGGGATGTTCCTGATCGCCTCGCGGAGTTCGCCCACGGTGATCGACCACCCACTGCTGATGTGGGCTGGCTCCTCGTACGGGTCGTCCATCACAACGCTCCGATCTCGACCATCTCGTGGACCCACTCCGACAGACTGGAGCCGGGGTTGGCCAGCATCCAATCCTCCTCCTCTTCGTCATCGCATGATTCATGTGCTATGTACTCAACGTCTGATTGTTTGAGCTCTCCTCGCACCATCTCCATGGGAATAGTGACGATGACTTCATCGCCATCGTTAATCGGTTGATCACAACTATGACAAATCATCACAGCTCCTCGTCGCTGATAGGCTGCGCGTAGTAGAGCATCGCGCTGGTGGGTTTGATCACGCGTCCTTCGTTTGGGAACGTGATGAATGCGTTGCATGCGAACGGTTCATCGTCTGGCTGGGAAGGACAGGCAGTCACAAAGAGAACGCCGTCACGCCACACGCCGATCGCTTCACGTGCGTTCGTTGACGCTGACGCGAGGCGACCATTCGTGTAGAGGGTCACCTCCTCGCTGCAATCGATGCATCGTTCGGTTTGCTCGATCCACGTCATCGTCGTCCTCCACATCCAGCGTGTCCGCATCCTCCGCAGAAGCCACCCGAGTTACACTCGCAGGGGCACGGTCGTGTTGATCTACTCATTGTTCTCCTCCTCTGTCAGACAGGCCACCGCGAACAGGAAGGCTTCATCCCAGGAGTTGAAAGCACCTAGAACCTTCCCTTCCACCCGAGGGTACAGAATATGGGCGTGAAGTACGACCACAGTCCCACTGTCGTCGTAGTTGTAGATCAGAGCGATGGCGAGTCCGGTGTCTGAGTCCGGGTCTCTCCCGAACACGTCTACCGACATACCGACCAGAGAGTCTGGCAGGAGATGCACGGTGTTCACGTCAGTACCCCATTCTCTCGGCGGTGTAATCCCGCTGCCAGTCGTCCGTGAATCCGGGACACTCGGCCAGTGAGTGCCACGTCGCTTCCTTGGTGAGGTAGCCCTCTTCTCGGACTTCCGTCCAAGTGGCTCCGTCTTCCCTGACCTTCAGCGTCCCCTCAGTGGTCACGTCGACCACCTGCGAGATGATGCGGAGCTTGAACTCGATGTCCCCGTAGACGTCCTGCCTCTCCTTGTTGATCAGCGTCTCCACGTATCCGCTGGAATGCTCCCCGTCACAGTCCCGCGACCAGATGCTGACGTGAGCGTGGACGTCGTGGAGTGGAATGACGTTGGTCGGGTGAACCAAGTACTGATCCAGCGAGGTCTTACCTTCGCGCGAAGCCGAGACCATCCACAGTCTCTCCTCGCCATTCATGACAATCCCTTCCACACGACCCACGGTGTTCGTTCCCTCCGGGAAGGTGAAGATCACCTGTTCTCGGGCGAGATACTCGTAGTCCGAGTAGTCCGTTCTGCTGCCCATCTGTTTACCTTTCTCTCATGCCGGGGCCTTTCCCCGGCGCGTTGCCTATGGCTAGCCTAGCAGGTACGTACCTCGTTGGCTAGCCTGTTGATCAACTACTTTGTCGTCTGTTGGAACGACTCCAACTCCTTCATCGCAGTCTCGTACAGGGCTTCCGAACCCGTATCGTGCGGATGGATCGCGTTGCTCAGGATCTGAGTTAGGGCGAACCGGAACACCTCGATCTCAGGTGGGATCTCCAGCGTCACCACTCGATCCAGGAAGATGTTGGCTAGAGCCCCGTTCCCCTCTCGCCACGAAGTCCAGGCCAGACGTAGAGCCGCCACCGGATCGGTGATGGACGACGCAACCTCCACAATGCTCTGGCGAGTCGGCCCTGCGGGATCTTCCGGAGCCGCGATCATGTGTCGCACCCGGATCCCGGGCAGGATCTCGAACACCATGTCGGGGATGTTCTCGTTCACCCACGTCTGGTCGTACCCGTAGACTACGACCGTCACTTCGTCGGACATGTGCTTCAGGGCAGGCTCGAACGAGGCTGCCACGTCGGAGATCTCGTCCGGACCGATGGGCACGTCCACACGCGACGTGAATCCGTTGTGCCCGACGATCACCAGCGAGTCGGTGGGTGTGAACCCTATGGTCTCAGGGATTACCTCGAACAACTCTTCGACGGTGCGAACAATCCTCGTGTTCATCACATCACCTCCGCGAAGTCGCTGTAGCCGTTGTCGTCCAACATGTCAACGCACGCCTCCACCGGGGACGATCCACCGTCGTATGCCGACCAGTAGTCCCAGTCCTCCAAGTCCCGGAAGGACATCCCGGTTCGCCGGAGGCACGCCCTGTTGAGATAGTGGAGCCAGAGGGCGAAGTGCTTGTCGGCCACGCCGTAGGCGTCACAGGCCATTTCGCCGTTCACCTTGATCCACTCGTTCACCTTCTCGACAGGAAGGCTCTCGATCCAATCGTTCATCACTTTCCTTCTTTCTTGTTGGAGTCACGGAGGGCTGCGGTCAGCTCCTCCACTTCGTTGGCCAGGATCATGTACAGAAGCGTCATGAACACGCCGTACGCGACTGACGCAGCCAGCAGGTAGATCACTTCTGTCCCTCCTGCATCCGGGCGAACGCCGAAAGGCGTGCGTAGTGATAGCCGAGGTTGTCGTACTGACCGAACCTTCCGAACTCACGCAGCGCAGCCTTGTAGAGCCACTCGCTCTGGGGGACGTTGCGCGGCTTGTTCGCGAAGAACCGGGTGCCCTCCAACCGGGCCAGTTCTTCGGACAGTTCACCAGTGTTCATCTGTTTACCTTTCTCTCATGCCGGGGCCTTTCCCCGGCGCGTTGCCTATGGCTAGCCTAGCAGGGGGTTTTTCCGTTGGCTAGCCTGTTGATCAACTACTTTGTCGTCGTTGAGGGGGCGTCTCTCGTACGCGCGCGTGTGGGGGTAGTTGGGTAGGCGAGCCTCAGGACTGTCAGAACGGCTCGCTGAAGCTCGTCCACGGTGGGCGGGTAGGCTGGGCTGGCTGGGCTGGCCCGGAGGCTCAGAGAGGCTCGGCGGTGTTGTCCATGAGGGACACCCACTCGGTCACTTGCTCCGGAGTGCGGAGGACGATCACCGTGTGTCCGAGAGTACCGAGTCGGTTGTGGATGACGTGTTGACGAGGGGAGAGAACTCCGGTCGGAGACTTCAGCTCCACGAAGAAGATCCTCCCGTCCGGGAACAAGACAAGCCGATCAGGCAGACCGGCAACGCTGGGCAGGATCTTGACGCACCACCCCCCGACGTCCTTGACGGAGCGAGAGAGCTCCTGCTCCACGCGCTTCTCACGCACGGTGATCAGCCCTCCTCGTCGTCACGGCCTGAGGTCCAGCCACCACGCGAGGAACACCACCGTCATGAAGGAACAGAACACGGACAGGAAGAACACGGCTGCCCAGAAGTCGGGTGACCTCCACCACCCGTACGGAAGACCGTGACGCAGCGACGGACGACGTGTCTTCATCGGGCGTACACCCCCTCCATGTTCGCCTTCGTGGAGGAGCCGAGCTCCCACACGGGCGACCACCCGCTGTCGAGGAAAGCCTGACGCAGAGCGATCCCGCGTTCGCGATTCCCGAAGGTGAGGTGGAACTCGATGAAGATGCGATCGCACGTCGGCGGAATCCCGTGCGGCAGACCGAGCGAGTACTCGGCCCCCTCCACATCCATCTTGATGAACGTGGGCGCATGCTCGTTCACGAGGTCGGAGAAGGCAACCGTCGGCACGCTGACGTGATCGCGCCCCTTGCTCCGGTTGGTCTGCACGGTCGTGTGTCCGTAGGTGCTGGACAGGAACAGAGGGATGTCTCTTCCTCCCTCGCCGTCCACGGCGGCCTGGATGAGAGTGGCTCGGTCCTCCCCCGAATGACCACTCATGTTCAGGTGCCACAGATCACAGTTCGTGGACTCGGGCTCCACGGCGATCACGCTGTCCACCCCGACGTCGAGAGCTCGCCGCGTGAACGACCCGATGTGCGCTCCGAGATCAAGACACACGTCGCCCTCCCGAGGAGCACCCGGTCGCCGGAAGATGCGACGTGTCTCGGCGACGGCGTACCGATCCGTCGAGTTGAATCGGCAGTGGAACCCGTCGACGAGGTGCAGATCCTGGGAGGTCACTCGTTCACCTCCACCCAGTCGGTGGGAGTCCACACGCGGACGAGCGCCTTGCCGTACCCGCGACGTTGACTGCGGAGGGCATAGCTCCTGTCCCGCACGATCCAAGGCTCCTGACCCTCGCGTTCGTTCCCGTACTGGACAAAGATGTCCATGTACGGATAGATCCGGTGGTGGAATCCCTGCTTCGCCTTGTCGGTGGACATCAGTTGACCTCCGCGAGTTCTTCCACCAACGCGAGCGCCCGTTCGACATCATCCACGACGTCGACGAACTCCCCGTAGTACGGTGACTCACCGGCGTCGTTGTACGGGTTGATGATCATGTCGAATATGACCACGACATCGGGCCTTCCCTCTTCCAGGAGGGCGAGGCCGATCACCCGGCCGGAGTCGGACGTGGTGAGCGCGAAGTGTGCCCCGAGGACGTCGTGGTCCGGGAACAACTCCCAGACATCGGTGGGGAAAACGGACACTTCGTACATTGTTCTCTCTTTCTCTCTCGGTGAGTCCTGGTGACCCACTCAGTCCCCGGTCCGGTCGTGAACCGACGCCGCCTGCGCGGAACCGGGGGAGGTGCTAGATCAGGTCATCACCGACCCCGTAGTGAGCCGCGATGCGGCTCACGATAGCGGACTCGGCCCCGGCCTCGCGCAGGGCCTTGACCAGCGTGGCGACCTGGACGGGGATGGGCTCGCGGATCACGCCCTTGGAGTCCAGCCACGCCACGGCGTCGTTGCGACGGGTGTTGCCGGACATCTTGCTCATGACCGTGAGCGGGTCGGTGTCCGTGGAGGTCCAGGACAGGTGGGCGAAGGTGTGAGCCAGCTCCACACCCGCGGACGCCTTGAGCGCCTTGACGTCGGCCTTGAACACGTCCCTGTCGATATCGCGCAGGGGACCGACCGGAGCCGCCTTCTTCGTAGCGGCGGGAGCCGCCTTCTTCGCAGCGGCGGGAGCCGCCTTCTTCGCAGCGGCGGGAGCCGCCTTCTTCGCAGCAGCCGGAGCCGCCTTGGTGGATGTTGCCATTGTCTTGCCTTTCTTCCATCTAGCCGGGGCCTTTCCCCGGCTAGTTGCCTATGGCTAGCCTAGCAGGTAGGCCAGCCGTTGACCAGTGGGGGGATCAACTATTTGGTCGCTCCCCCCACGGGAACAAGGGAGTCAGTCGTCGTCGCACCCGCACACGCCGTTGACGGAGCGGGCCATCCAGCATGACTGACATACGTTGGACGGTGATGCGTCGAACTTGCCGGTGATGGTCTCTTCGGCGAGCCGATCCAGCACCCACGACGGGGGAGGCCGAAAATCGTTGGTGAATCCTGCTTCTTGCGCGAAAAACGCTGGCGACTTAGCCAGGAGTGCGTGATAGTTGCCCATCTTCTTACCTTTCTATCTGGCCGGGGACTTTCCCCGGCCTGTTTGCCTGTGGCTAGCCTAGCACGCTGGAGGGTGCGGTGACTAGCCACAGGACGTTTTAGTTGATCCAAGTGCCGCCGAGGTTGGCTGGGAGGGTGGGGTCACCGGACTCGATTGCGGCGAAGGCATCTTCCTTGGAGGGGAACATGATTTCGTTGTTGTTGGACGGGTGCATCACGCACCAGCGCTGTCCGTCTTCGGCGATAAATGCGATGTACCCGGACGAATGCTGGTAGGTGTCCTGATCAATGAGTTTCATTGTTTACCTTTCTATCTGGCCGGGGACTTTCCCTGGCCTGTTTGCCTATGGCTAGCCTAGCACGCGGGGGCGTCTGGCGAGGTAAATCGGGTCAAGTATTTTGTCGGCGGACGTGCGACAGAACATGGGATCTTGGGGGTGTATCAGGAGGATCTTCGGGGGTTATTTCGGGGGTACGAGGTGGTCGTTATGCCCGATTTGAGGGGTGGGTACGGGTACAGTGGGTACACCCCCTGAAAGCGGGTATCAGAGAACATGAAAATGGAAAAAATGGGGCGTGTTTTGTTGGGGTACGAGGGTACAGGGGTAGTGAATCGAAAAAAGAGAGAAGATCACCCCCCTGTGTGGGGAAATTCGTGGATTGTTGCTTTCAGGGGGTGTACCCAGCGTACCCATGTACCCACGACGATCTGGCTAGCATTTTGAGGGTACTTTGGGTACAGATCTGTACCCGCTTTTTTGGAGGATTTGCAAGGCCGTCTGAAGACGTCAAATCTGGGTCGTTTTGGGACGTCAAATCGCGTCCCCAGATCGTCATGGGATCGCTGTCATGTTCGGGTCGGCCGAAGATCATCGTGTCGTCGTCGCCGAAGATCATCGTGTCGTCGTCGCCGAAGATCATCGTGTCGTCGTCGCCGAAGATCATCGTCGCGGGAGATCATCGTCGCGGGAGATCATCGTGTTCGGGTCCGCAGACACGCGACAGGGGCGCTGGACACCACCAGCGCCCCCGTCCTTTGCGGCGGTACTCAGTTGATCCAGGTACCGCCGAGGTTGGCGGGGAGGGCGGGACTGCCCAACCCCACGGCGTCCACGGCGGACTGCAACGTTGGGAACACAACTTCCTCGTTGCTGGACGGGTGGCTGACCGTCCAGCAACCGCCGAACTCGGCAGGGTAGACGGTGTAGCCGCTCACGTGCTGGTAGACGTCCTGGTCGATGTTGGACCAGTTTGCGTTGAACATCGTGCGGGGATAGAACATGGCGATTTACCTTTCTGGCGAGCCCCTTTGGCTGCCTATGGCTAGCCTAGCACGCAGCCCCGTCGTGGACAATCTGCAGGATCAACTACTTTGTCGCCGAAGATCATCGTCGTCGCGGAAGATCATCGTGTTCGGGTCTGGGGGAAAGGACGGGGCCGACAGGCCCCGTCCAATCTGTCAATCCGTACAGATGCAGCGGATCACCCCTCGTCTGAGCCGGTCTTCGGCGTAGTGAAGTGGCCCGTTGTCTTGCAACCAGATGCGGAACGGAGTTGCTCCGCTGTACAGAGCTGACGTGCAGTAGTCACGTTCTTCGTCCAACACCATCTTCATGGCGCGGACCCAGCACGCAGGACTGTGCCCATCTTCAGGTGACCTCATGGCAGCAACCCCCGCTCCTTGCACTCTTTCCACCCTTGGGTGCCGGGGTAGAGTGCGGCTTCCTTGCACCCACCGTAGGGCTCGATCCACGTGTGATCGGGCTGCGTACGGTGCTTGGGCTGCGTGCGATCGGGCTGGACCATTACCCATACGATCGCAGCGGCCAGCGCCACGGTGGTGATCACCGCAGCGGCTACCGCTAGATTCTTGCGCTTCATTGGACTTACCTTTCCGGCGAACCCCTTTGGCTGCCTGTGGCTAGCCTAGCATGGCGGGCCATCGCCGGACAATCCGCGGGATCAACTACTTTGTCGTCGGGCGAGGATCATCGTCGCCGGAGGAGTCCTCGCCGGAGGAGTCCTCGCCGGAGGAGTCCTCGCCGGAGGAGTCCTCGCCGGAGGAGTCGCGTACGAGTCGCGTACGACTCCTCGCCGGAGGAGTCCTCGCCGGAGGAGTCCTCGCCGGAGGAGTCGCGTACGAGTCGCGTACGACTCCTCGCCGGAGGAGTCGCGTACGACTCCTCCGGCGAGGAGTCGTCGCGTACGAGTCCTCGCCGGAGGAGTCGTCGCGTACGAGTCCTCGCCGTAGGAGTCCTCGCCGGAGGAGTCCTCGCCGTAGGAGTCGCGTACGAAGATCGTCCTCGCACGTTGTCGCTCCTGCCGGGGAGTCGTCGCCGGAGGAGTCGTCGCCGGAGGAGTCCTCGCCGGAGGAGTCCTCGCCGGAGGAGTCGTCGCCGGAGGAGTCCTCGCCGGAGGAGTCGTGTGCGAGGATCATCTCGTATATTGTCGCTCCTGCCGGGGCCGAGGATCATCGTCGTCTCGGCTCGCTCCGCCGAGGATCATCGCCGCCGGCTCGGCTCGGCTCGGCTCGGCTCGGCTCGGCTCGGCTCGGCTCGCTCGGCTCGCTCGGCTCGCTCGGCTCGCTCGGCTCGGCTCGGCTCGGCTCGGCTCGCTCTCGCGATCGCGCTGGCCTAGACCACTGCCACTGGCCTAGACCACTGCCACTGGCCTAGACCACTGCCACTGGCCTAGACCACTGCCACTGGCCTAGGCCACTGCCACTGGCCTGCCCAGCCCAGCCCAGCCCAGCCCAGCGCTGCCCAGCGCTGCCCTGGCCTGCCCTGCCCTGGCCTGCCCTGGCCTGCCCTGCCCTGCCCTGGCCTGCCCAGCCCAGCGCTGCCCTGGCCTGCCCTGCCCTGCCCTGGCCTGCCCAGCCCAGCGCTGCCCTGGCCTGCCCTGCCCTGGCCTGCCCTGGCCTGCCCTGCCCTGGCCTGCCCTGGCCTGCCCTGGCCTGCCCTGGCCTGCCTGCCTGCCTGTGGACTAGACCGGGCATTGTGTCTGACATGGCATTGTGCCATTATTACCTCAGTGCCTCAAAGGGGGGCGCATGACATGGAAGAAGGAACGACATGAGTAATCTCTCATATCGCGCGGCAACTGGCAGTCGCCGTGGGCAGTACGTTGCCACGGCGTCAGTGACGCATGGGGACGGCAGTCAAGCCACAACACGAGACGTTGTGGACTTCATTGCATGGCTACCGTCAGACGGCATGACGTTCAAGGCAGGCAACCTGACACCAGCTATTGCCCAGCGGGCGGTGGCGTGGCTCAAGACCCACAACGTCACCACGCCGGGAGTTGGTAAGTCCGTTAACACGGACTATATCCAACGTGCACTCGATGCCGTCGTGAGTGCAGGCGTGCCAGCAGATGATCCCCATATCACGGCCATGCGTGCCCACTATGGTTTGCAGACAAGCAAGCCAGCAAGCAAGCCAGCAAGCAAGCCAGCAAGCAAGCCAGCAAGCAAGCCAGCAAGCAAGTAGTGCGTAGTGTGCCAGTGGCCTAGGCCACTGGCACACTAGTGGCCTAGGCCAGTGCCGCGCAAAATTTTTATTTTTTATCGTTTGGGTTAGTGGACGACTTCACCGCGTTTTTCCTCGCACATGGATTTCTCCACACACATGGATTTCTCCACACACATGGATTTCTCCACACACATGGATTTTTCCACACACATGGATTTCTCCCCCCACATGGATTTCTCCACACACATGGATTTCTCCCCACGCATGGGTTTCTCCCCGCGCATGGATCCCACACAGGGTTACACTTCCATTCGTGACTGCACTCATGACCTCCAAGGCCCTCGCACATGGGTTGCGAGAACGCCTTTCCAACCGGGTCGTCTTGCAACCGCACCAGATCCCTCCCTGGGACGACCCTGAAGATCCCACACACACCAACCACGGTTTCGTATTGTTGACCGGTCGCGGCGGCGGGAAGTCCTTCGCGACAATGTGGGATCTTCACCTTCATTTGTCCATGATCCCGAACTTACGCGCTCGCGTGATCGCCCCGACACTCGGTGACGGTATTGCCGCTGCTGTTGACGGTCCGAACGGACTTTTGAAACTGTCCGGAGGACAAGCGAGGTGGCTCCCGTCTGCCCCTGGAGGCGCGTGCGTGAAGTACCCCAACGGATCACACGCATGGATCGTAGGTACACCCACCGAGAAAGACGTGGATCGTCTTCGTGCTCTGACGAACATCGACTACGACGTCTTCGAGGAGCTGTTCGCGAACCCGTGTGCCCAGAGTGCTTTCGATCAAGCCGCGCTGTCACGACGACGCGGAGTCATGCGCTGGGTCGTGTCCTCGACTCCCCGACCCCATCAGTTGATCAAAGACTGGGAGAACGACCCCAAGGTCACAGTCAGGCGCGGTAAGTCTACCGACAACAAATACATCCCTCTGGACTGGCTCGCGAAACTGGAGAAGATGTATAAGGGGACACGCCTGTACCGACAGGAAGTCCTCGGCGAGGTCATCGAGGATGTCGAAGGTGCCCTGTGGAGAGCCTTGGACATTGAGAGATCACGGGTGGCGGGGCCAGCCTCAGCGGTGGCCTCGATCTGCGACAGGATCGTGGTCGGGGTAGACCCTCCGACCGGGATGGGGACTTGCGGCATCGTGGTCGTCGGGATGGACGAGACCGGACATATGTATGTTCTGGACGACCGCTCCGTCGAGGAAGCATCGCCGAACGAGTGGGCCGCACGGGTGAAGTCCGCCGCAGACACCTATGACGCTATCGTGATCGCCGAGATCAACCAAGGCGGACAGATGGTCAAGGAGGTTTTGAACTCTGCGGGCCATGCGCTCCCGATCCACACCGTGAACGCGACGAAGTCGAAGAAGACCCGAGCAGAACCGATCGCGCTGCTGTGGGAGGTGGAGGAACAGATCGTCCACATGGTAACCGAGTCCACCGCGCTCGTGGATCAGATGTGTCACCCTGCTGGAACGATGATTACCACACGGCGAGGTCAAGTTCCGATTGAGGATGTTTTGATTGACGATGAGGTGTTGACACGGGCAGGGTTCGCGCCGTTACGTTGGGTAGGTCAGACCGGAGAGTCTGATGAACTGGTTACGATAACCCATTCAAACGACCTGTGCGTTACAATGACTCCATGCCATCCAGTCTGGAATCCCGAGAAGTTCAAGTTTGTGAGTGCATCGAGTGTGCGGCGTGGGGACCTCCTGTCCATCCTTCCAGAAAGAATTTCAACCCTGAAGGGCGAGTCTGGTGGCGAGGAAACTGGTACGCCTACGACAAGGCCGTGGGGTACTACGTTAGCCGACGAACGGTCAATGGGAAGAGGATTCCGTTCCTCGTTCATCGTGAGACTTACGAAGCGCATGTCGGACCTATCCCGGAAGGTTTTGTCGTTCACCACAAGAACCACAATCCCTTCGACAATCGACCCGAGAACCTTGTTGCGCTTTCTCGATCGGCACACAACATGGAGAATGACCACGGGTCAGACTCTCTCCGTGCCTATGTCGCCAAGCACACTTCTGAAGAGTGGGGTCAGCGAACTCGAGATAACGTCTGGGCGAACCGCCAACCTCGTGATGTCACGTGTGTCACATGTGGCACCGTCTTCCAGTCAACCGGAATGCGAGCCAAGTATTGCGACGAGCACAGTAAGAGACGTCGTTATCTCAAGGCTCAACAATCCCGTGCCGGTCTATAACCTCCAGGTGGCTGATCCATGGCCGCACGAGTTCTTCGCTGATGGTGTTCTGGTCCACAACTGCGAGTGGGTCCCGGGTGAAGGGGCTTCGCCTGACCGAGTAGATGCTCTGGTGTGGGCGTGCTGGTATCTGCGGAGCAGACACACGGCTGTCGTGCGGAACCATGCCGGTATAGACGAGAAGCCTGTATTGTTGCCCTCGGCTCTGAGTAGCGTACGCATGGGCCGGTTCTGAGGAGAACGACATTGGAGATCACGCACGACATCATCGCAGCGGTGGTCGGACCCAGATGGAAATTCGGGCTGAGCCGCATTCTCATCGACAGTGAGGGGAACGGGGCGGTGTTCGTCGCCGGGTCCGAGAAACCTCACGCCACCTTCACCGCCACCACGGTTCAGACATCTCGTGGGGTTGGCCGGAACAATGACGGAGAGATCACCTGGAGGCGACGGGGATCGTCGTGTCAATACAAGCTCGCGAAGTGTCGGGTCACCACTGAGACCATGACCTCGTGGTGGATGGACTGGCGAGTTGCCGAGGACGTCCTGTGATCTCAGTCATGATCGTCTCCGGGATGGCTGGCCTGTGGGTCTGGGAGGTGTTGAACGACGACGAAGGTCTGTTCGGGTTCGTGCCTCGCATCGCCCATCGGTGGCGCTGGACGCGGAAGTTACTGACGTGTGCATGGTGCTCCGGGGCTTGGTTCTCAGGGGCTATGTCGCTCACGCTGTACCACCCGTCACCGGCAGCCGCACTGATCACGGCGCTGGCCTCCGCATCGGTGTGCGGGGTCATTGGATCGTACCTTCAAGGAGAATAGCTCATGGTCTACACACCACCGACATCTATGGCCCGGGATCTCCAGATCAAGGCGTGGGGGTTCTACGGGTCGTACGGAGCAGCCTTCGCGCAGAGCAACACCAACCTGACCACGTACGGAGCTTCTCCCGGGACCAGTGAGGCTGTCGGTGAGGTTCGCTACATCGTGGGGTGGGCCGCTGACCAAATGGCCCGGATGCAGTGGAGAGTGTTGGTCGACGGATCGTCGAACTGGGAGATCGAGTTACCCGACGGGACTGTTGCCAAGTCCGTCACTCAGGACGACGAGAACACGAACGCGGCTGCTTCCGACAAGGTGTTGAAGTCCGTCGGGTGGACGAACAGCACCGTCCGCCTCGTGACCACGAACCTGTACGTGGCTGGCGAGCTCTACTACGTGTTCCTGAACAAGGGATGGTCTGTGGTGAGTGTGATCCACCCCGACCAGAAAGCGATCTTCGCGAAGGCGCGACACGTTGTCAGGGGTCTGTGGCCCAGTCCCATCGATCCAACACAACCCGACGCCCCTCTGTTCGGGGTACTACCCATCCTCGACGACATGTCGTGGCTGTCGCGCCTGAGCCGGTCACAGTCTGCGAATCGTGTCGGTATGCGCGGTATCCTCGGGTCGGCGGACGGCCTGAACTTCGCCGGAGGCGGTGATTTCTGGGACGAATGGGACAGGAGCCTTCGTGCGAAGATGGCTGACCCGACTGACGTGGGGCCGGTTCACCTTCGAGGGGCCAAGGAACTCGTCGAGCCTATGGCATCCGGGCGCGGTATGGGTGGACTGTCGTGGGTTGTTCCTGACTTCCCCTACGATGCTCGGATCGAGGGGCGCATGGAGTCCCTCATTCACCGCTTGTCGTACGGGCTGCCCATCCCACCGGAGATCCTGTTGGGCTTGCAGGCACAGAGCCGAGCAACCGCGTTTCAGGTCGAAGAGAACTCGTACAGGGCTCACATCGAGCCCCCTGCACAGATTGTAGCCAAGGTCGCCACCGACGTCCTGACGACCTTCTTCGCGGGGTCTGAGATCGAGGTCGTGCCTGACCCGTCCTTACTCCTGGCCAAGAGACACACCACTCAGGACGTCAAGGATGCCCATGACCGGGGTGCGGTCAGCGATGCGTACCTGCGGGAGGTTTTGGGTATTCCGGACTGGGGTGCCCCCTCCGACGAGGAACGTGCGGAGCGTCGGGCTGCGGCAGGGAACCCGTTGGAGGGCGGCCACAGCCCCACCACGGAGACCCCACGGCAACGGGCTGCACGGGCGGATCGGGAAGACCCGTCTGGAACACCTGCCGACCAGAAGTCCGTGGACGCGGTAACTCTCGCCGAGTGGCGTGGGAAGATCGAGGTCGCTAACTTCCGTGCTCGGGATCGACTGGGTGCCAAGGCACGCACCCACGGGGACTTGAGATCAGTTCTTCCTAGGGATCTCCCCAACGACGAGGTTCCGACGTACCTGGGACGACAAACTCTAGAGGCCGCGGATATTGACGTGGCAGCAGTCGTGTCCGACAGCCTGTCCTGTATTTGTCCGAGGTCCGTGGCCGGGGACAACCTGATGGACTTCCTCACTGAAGACCTTCTTGCAAGTTTAGACGGCGAGATCTCGCTGTTGTCCGACGAGAAACTCGCCCGCATGCTGCAAAGGCTTGCAAACCTAGACGAGTAACCCTTATCTTGTCCCTGTGGACGCATATTCTCTTCTCGCCGTTCTAGAGGATGCTCGGATCGAGCGGGGTTCTGGTATCCCTCTCTCTTGGTCAGAGATCTCTGAGGAGATAGGGATCCATCAGGCTGCGTTCAGCCGCCTGAAGCAAGGCCGACTCCCCGGTCCGAAGACACTCCGTGCGATCGTGGAGTGGCTGGAAGTAGATACGAGTGAGTTCAAGGTTGCCGGGGACGCAAGTCTTCCCATCGGTGGTCGAGACGAGCCTTGGGACGGAGAAAAAGCAACCAACCGCGTGTTCGAGTGGGCCACGAACAGCGGGGGAGAGCTGAATCGGGCGAAACTTCGCCAAGCGTTTTTCTTCATCGACCCGGAGCAGGATCTCAGCACTCGTCAGGCTTACAAACTGCCGTTCTGTGATGTGAAGAATGGTGCTCTCTACATCGTGCCTCGCGGTATGTCCGCAGTCTCGGGTGGGCACGGTATCGACAAGATGACAGGCGCTTCTGATTCCGAGAAGCAAGCCATCAAGAGGAAAATCTGCTCGATCTACCGTCGGATTGTCGACAAGTACGACGATTGGCCGGACTGCCCCTTCAACCCAGACGGAACCCGCCCGGAACGGCGAGAACGTCGTAACGACAAGAGCCTCAACGAAGAATCATTTGAGAATGAGATGGAGAATCACCCCATGGACGATCAAGAGAAGACTTCCGGCATTGTCGGTAATGGCCGTCTCTCCGAATCCGAGGATCCGAGGACGCAAGCACTCGTCACTCGTGTTCAGGAATTGCTGAAGGAAGGGGCGGTAGCGGTCTCCATCAAGCACGACCTTCACCCGAGCGATTCCGAGAAACTGGCGGCATTGGACGGCCCCTTCGAGAACGAAGAAGAGGCGTTGGATGCGGCACGCAAGGCCAATGAGATCTACGAGAACGCGAGTATCCGACCGCGACATGTCGCTATTGTTGATACCGCTGCGTTCAGCGACGCTCGTCTCTCCCTAGGTGATGACGGGTACAGCGTGTCGGGGCCGGTGACCTTCGAGGGTCTCTACACGGGTGACGCTCGCACGCTGCGGTACGGGTCTCTCACGTGGGACAACGACCTACTCCCGATCCCGATCATCTGGGATCCGGAGAACAACGATCACGACGGGGTGGTCGTCGGTTACATCGACAAGTTGGAGCGAGTCGACGGCATGACCTCGGCAGTACGTCCAGAGGCTGTGGGTGAAGACGATGTCGAGGCTGTCACGGCAGCGGCTGGCTCGACCGGCCTACCCGCTTCGTACTTCAACGATTCGTGGGATCAGTCGAAGAAGATCCCCCTGACCGTCACTGACGAAGACGCTACCGGACTCCGTCACATCTACGGGTACTCGGCACCGTACGGCGTCTGTCACCGAAGCGACATGGGCGCTTGCTTCCAGTACCCGAAGGACGTGGACAAGCAACATCGAGGCTTCCACACCGGCCAACAGATCACCCTCTCAGACGGGTCGACCGTGCGTGTCGGTGCCCTCACCATCGGTGGCCGACACATCGACACGGGCTTGGCTCGGCAGGGTGTAGATGCCTTGGAGGTCGGTCGTCACCGCGACGACGCCAACACCATCTTCGCTATGGTCCGGGCATGGGAGGGTCCGCACGGACTCGCCGTCAGCGGTGTCGTGATGCCGGGTGTGGACAAGGACACTCTGTTCCGCGCTGCCTCGTCTGCTCCGAGTGTGGAGTTGTGGCCGTCAGGACGGGGACTCACACTTGTCGGCATCCACCTCGTACCTACTCCAGCGTGGCCTGTTGCGGCAAGTGCTGGCACCACCCAGACGATCACGTCGTCGGAGCACGTACACATCGACAACCCCGAGGGTGGGTTCTGTGCCGAGTGTGGTGATCAAGAGTTGCCCGGTAGTTTCGAGTCCACTCAGGACGACCGTATTTCTGCGATGGAGGCATCTCTCAAGCGCATCGAAGGAGCTCTTGCTCTGCTGGCTGCGGAGGCTCTCACGAACGTGCCGCTGCCAGACGACACGCCGGTTGAGTAGCGCAAACGAAAATCTCGCGCTATCGTACTTCTCAGTGGGTCTGCGTAGACCCTCTTAGACGGTGGACACCGCGTTCCTGATCATACTAGACGCGAAAGAAGTCCACCATGGATCTCAATCAGGCTCTCAGCATCCTGGGTCGAGTCGGCGCGGGAGAGACTCTCTCGCTGTCCGAACTCACTCAGACACGTGATGTCATTGCCCGCCAACTCCACTCCCTACGCGGTTCGGCAATCCCGGATCTCGACGCCCTGACCACTCTCCGCGAGTCTTACTTTGCTGCCGATGCGGCTGTCAAGGCTTTGGAAGAGCAGGTAGAGGCCGCAACTCAGGAGGTCGACAACGCTCTTGCCGACATCCCGAACCCCGACCTCGCTTCCGAGGAGAATCCTGACGACGAGGATCCCGACGAGGAAGATCCTGACGAAGAGGATCCGGACAAGGATCCCGACGAGAAGTCTCTCTCCGGCAAGTTCAAGAAGGGCAAGATGCTCTCCGTTCAAGAAGCCGTTGCTCGCCTCGGTCTCTCCAGCCCTGAAGTTCAGGTCACAGAGCCTGCTCCGGATCTGGCCACGACCAAGACCCGAGTGTTCCTCAACGGATCTGAAACCGAGAACCCGTCGTTCTTCAATCTGGCGGAAGCCTTCCGGGACTCGTCCAGCCGCAGCCTCAAGAGTGGCAAGGAGCGAGTTGCTCGTATCGAGACGTCCTTCGCTGATGAGCGCACCCTCACCGGAAAGATCAATGCCGACACCCGGTTGATCGATTCGTTCGTCAGTCCAGAGGCCGTCAACGCTGCCGGTGGTTGTTGCTCGTTGCCACAACCCATCTACGCCAACCCGGTCAGCGGTAACACCAATCGCCCGATTCGCGACTCCCTGATCACGCTCGGCGCAACCCGAGGGAAGTTCACGTTCTACCCTGCCATCTGCGTTCCCGTCGATGGTGTCGGTCTGTGGACTTGCGAGGACGACGAGTTGGTCACTGAGAGTGATCCGGACACGTGGAAGACCTGCGCCGAGGTTGCCTGTGACGAGTCTGAAGAGGTTGGCGTCGAAGCGATTTACTCGTGCGTGACGATCAACAACTATCAGACCCGCTTCGCTCCGGAACAGTGGCAGGGCTACCTGTCCGCGCTGGCGATCACTCACGCTCGTTTCGCAGAGGTGAACCTGTTCACCAAGATGCGGGCCGCAGTCCTCGACACCTACACCGTGGACGCTCTGGGTTCCATCTTCAACAACGTGGTGGTCGGTGTCTCAACTGCCGCTACCGCGATGCGTCAGGAACAGCGTCTCGGGGACATCCAGTTGGACTACTGGGTCAGTGATTCCCTCCGCGCCGCAGTTCGTCAAGACCTGATCAACCGTCGGGTCTACGGTGTGGCTGAGGATCCGAACGTGTCTGACACACTGCTCGCAACGGCATTCGCCAACGAGGGTATCCGCGTCACGTACTCGCAGGATCTGGATCCGACCACCTTCGGTTCAGGTTCCGCAGGTCCGTCGTTCCCAGTCACGTTGGGTTCCGTCTTGGCACCCAACGGCTACTTCACCTTCCTCGACGGTGGCTCCTTGGATCTCGGCACCGAGATCCGGGATCACAACCTCAACCGTCAGAACAGGGTGGCTGCCTTCGCTGAGTCCTACGAAGGCTTGCTGGCACGTGGTTGCAACGCTCTCGGTCTTGACATTCCCGTCGAGATCTGCGACAACGTGGCTTGCCCGTCATAATCACCAACTGAAACGAGAAAGGAGATCCCCTGATGACTCAGATGTTGTTGGACACCGTTGAGCTTGATCTCAACAGAAATCCCCGTCTGTGGCCCAACGGGTTGCTGAACGCGGCTTTACCAGCACCCGCTGGATGGCATCAGGGGATCTCCGTTCCGTTCGCTTCGCCAATGGCGGAGGTGTACCCGATGGGGATGCTCCCGTGCCCAACCGCGCCTAGAAACACTCCTACACCTGTGGATGTACAAACATTCACCCCGTTCACCATGACTCAGGGGTCTCAGTGCTCGACACTGGGTCGGTTGGATCACGAGGCATACGCAGAACTACGGTTGGCCGAGACTCTCGAGATAGGTCTCGCGAATCAGTTCGCTATGGACGCGTTGAACACAGGTAACCCGTCCCTCAAGGACGCTATGCCTATAGGTACATACGCTGTGGATCAATTGGCGGCGATCATTGCGTATCTCGAACTCCTATTCGCATACATGTCCGGTGGATCTCCGTGTTGGGTCCATACGTCGATCCTAGGTGGCACACTGTTGTTCTCGGAACACTTGATGCGTGACGGTAAAACCGTCACAGGCGCACCCGTCATTATCAGCCCAGGATATCCGGCATGGGATGAAGAGGGTAACTCACCTCCCAGTGGCTACATGTACGTACAGTTCTGGGCGACTGGTCCGGTGTGGGTGGGTATGGACGATCCCGTTGTTGTCAGCGACATCAACCGCGACAACAACCGAGAAACCGCGTACGCCGATCGCAACGCGATCATTGCGTACTCTCCATCCCCTGCCGTGAAAATCACCGTTCAGGTGCCAGCACCTACGGAACTGTGACCATGATCGTCTACAACAAACAACTACTGAGGAGCAGTGAGTAAACATGGCTGATTGCCAGACTCCCGATCTGGGACGTATCAAGAAAGTCGGCCTGTTCCTCGCGGACGAGTGCCTCAACCCCATCTACGGAGCCAACACCGGCTATCTCGACGATTGTCCGGCTGGGTTCGAGACCAGCGACAATATCGATGACGGTGAAGAGTTCACCCGTCGTTGTGCCGACGGCAGTATCAAGCGGTACATCCCCGGCAAGAAGAGCCTTCAGTCCATCGAGGTGAACCTCGACCTCCACTGGCTCGACCCCGAATGGATTTCAGATGCTGGTGCGGCTACAGCTATCGAGCATGACACCGAAGTCGTCGGTTGGGCCGATGGTTCCAACGACCGCTTCAATGTCTTGTTCGTGATCTGGCAAGAGATCCTCGGGGAGTGTGGGGCCGGAGTCGTCAAGGACTTCATTCGCATCTATCCTGTCAAGGGTGCAACCATCACCGAAGAGGGTGCTCCCGGTAGCGAAGACAACTACATCCGAATCACCGGTGAAACATCCGACAGCCACAACCTCGGATATGGCCCGATCCCGTTGGCGATCGACGCTGTCACCGGCAATACCGAATGGCTGTCTGAAGCTCTCCCTACCGGAACTCACCGTTTCCGTTTCATCGGTGCACCCGCTCCTGCTGGGTGCGGAGCGGTGTCCACAGTTGATCCTGGATCCCCCTGATAGGAGGGCACGATGGCTCTACTGAGTGAGCTTTGGTGTCCGTGGCCGGTTGACGAGGAAGCATGTGGTCTGACTGAGCTCGATCCAGGAAGCGACCTATTCATCAGGTCTGTCGCAACAGCCTCGTCTATCGTGACGAGGCTGTCTGCGTACACCGTCGGACTCTGCGAGACTGAACTCCGTCCATTAGGTCTCTGTCGAGAATGCCGGTCGTGGTGCTGTGGTGGCACAGACGGTATTTACCTGAGAGGTCAGTTCGGTCTCAACGTCTGGGATGTGACTCGTGTTCGGCTCGGCGATGTTGAGTACCCAGACTCCACTTGGAGGTTCGAGCGAGAAACCCAGATGTTGTGGCGAGCGATGCCAGATGTCTGGCCTTCTAGAGACGACAAGGGATCACACGCTGGGACGGGCGCGGCTTTTGTCGTGGACGTCACACAAGGCGTTCCTCCCGACCCGTGGGCTTTAGATGTGGCTGCTCGTTTGACGAGAGAGCTCTACATGTCCTGCACCGGAGGTAAGTGCCGACTCCCGTCGAACGTGACCACGGTGACGTCACAGGGGATTACTGTGAAACTCCGCACCGACGAGATCGTGACGTTCATCCCCGAACTCGCTGCGTGGGTGCATGGGGTAAACCCGCACAATGCCCGTCTACCCGGTGCTGTGATGTCCCCTGAGCTGTCTACAGGCATTCTTGGGGGCGGTGGTGGGTGTTGTGCTGGGTAACCGTTCTCAGAGCCTCTGAGGGCTTCTCAGAAGCGTGCGCTAGGTTTGGGGTGGAGGTTACACCGTGAGTCCATCAGGTATCAGCGAAACTGCGTGCATGCTCCTCGATTACGTTGCGAATGCACTGGACGCAGATCTTCGCCCTGTGTGCAAGGTGTACCAGACCGTCGGTACTCCCGTGATCCTCACGTGCTGCGAGTGTGAGGAAGGAACCAACGGGGAACTGAGCATCCACTTCACACGTCTGTTCGATGCAGAGTCGGACACGTTGCTCGAAGTCCAACGTATCCGCCCGTGTAGGGGTGGGGTAACGGCTGCTCAGTACCGGATTGTGTTGGCGAGGTGTTATCCCACCATCGACGAGAGGGGAGAGATCCCCGAACCTGATGTCTTGGAAGCGGTTGCGGACGAGTTCCAACGAGACGCTGAGTTGATGTGGCAGTCTCTCGCTTGTTCTGGTGAGAGTATGCGGATCGATGACTTGTCCGTGGATCTTGGACCGAAAGCCGGTTGCGCAGTAATGTCGATAGACGTCACTATTCAGGTCTTAGTGCCAGCACTTCCCACACTTTCGTCTCTTTGATTGTTATAGTGACAGAGCTGTGAGGTTGGGTGTTCTCCCCAGTTCTTCTCAACCTCACAGCACCTGATCGCTAGAACAAAGGAGAACAGCGATGTCAGATGAAGTACGCCGCGACACAGTCAAGTTGGGGTTAGATTTCAGATCAATCCCGGTGGACGTGGGTGACGGTATTGAGTGGGAGTTTGACTCAGATCCATCACCCCAACAATGGAGCGTTCTGGTGGATTCGTTGAAGGAGTTCACCAAGTTCGAGAACGAGGACTTCGGCGGCACCGAGTTCGAGAAAGCCTTGGCAGCATTCACCAAAGCCATGAGCGAACTGTTGGTTACCGACTCGCAGAAGAAGGCGTGGGTTAAGAAGAGCTACGGCCTCGGTCCACAGCAGGCGGTCTCCGAAGCACTCATGAAAATCTGGACGGGTTTTCCTACGAAACAGCCGTCGCAATCTGGGAAGGGATCGAATCGAACTGGATAGAGTTGGTAACGTCCTGGAACAGGGACGGTGTTCGCTGGCGGGATTTCTCGTTTGTTGAGATCTTGTGGATGGTCCACATCGGCACCATCGAACACCTAAAGGAGTCGGAGCCACACCGAGTTCGGCTATACCTCACCAAGACCAAGGACTACACTACTCTACGTGAGTGGGATAAGAGTCAGATGAAAGACTCTTGAGACAAATAGGAGGTGAATCCAATGGCAGGGGGTGGCGGTGTCTTTACAGGGGGCGGGGCTACTGTCGTCATGGATTCACCTCCTGTCGTCTACGTCAAGGTCTTCCGCTCTAAGTCCAAGCCCGAGAGACATCTTCGCCGTAAGGCTGAGAAAGTGGCTACTTTGGCGAAAGAGCTCGCACCTAAAGACACTGGCGCACTTGCTGCGAGTGTGGCTGTGAATCAGAACAGAACCGAGTTAGGTCGGTTCTCATTTGGATTCAAGGTATATGCGTCAACCCCGTACGTGGTTTACGTTCACGAGGGTACTGGTCCATCTCTCAGGGTGAAGAGACCTGGAGCCATGTTCTTCATGGGAACCAATGAATTCGAGGGGATAGGTATCTTCGCATCTGTAGTCAAGCATCCTGGAACACCTGCTAACCCGTTCCTTCAAAAAGCTCTCGTAGCGATGGCGGGGTAGTCCATGGCGATGCTTGGCCCCAAGGTCGGAGGCGCTCACGTAACCGTTGGCATGAAAGCCAACACCGGTGATATTTCAGCCGTGGGTAAGAAGATCCACGGACAACTCTCAAAACTGAGTAACCAACTGGCTCAGATCGGCGATCGTAACCGCGAAGTGTACCGCTATATCGGTAGAGAAACCGTTACTGCGTGGCGATCCCTGCTCGGTATGCTCGTCTCAGGTGCTCCCTTGGCTGGATCGGCAGTCAGTGGTCTAGCAGGTGCCGCCACCATGCTCGCGGGTGCTCTGTATTCCGCAGTTCAGTCCGCCTATGGACTTGCGCCTTTGTTAGCGGCGATCGGTGTCGCAGCGGGAACCGCTGCTATCGGCATGAACGGGTTCATCGCTGCCGTGAAGTCCGGCGACTTCAAGGGCTTGACCCCGTCTGCCAAGAGTGCTGCATTGGCTATTCGCTCGTTGAGCGATGATTGGGCAAAACTCCGAAACACCATTCAGGAACGTATGTTCAAGGGTCTTTCCGACGACATCCGGATGCTCGGTTCCACACTGTTCCCGGTGTTGACCCAAGGTATGTCCAAGATGGCAGGCGTTCTGAACGGCCTTGCCAAGTCGATGCTCGACTACGTAAATTCCAGCGCCGGTCTCAAGCAAATCGGAGATCTCTTAGACAACTCTGCGAAGATATTCGGCGAGTTCTCTAAGGCAGTTGTGCCAGCGTTGGACGGGTTGTTGAAACTACTCAATGCTCTGGCACCCGCTGGAGCGCGATTGGCGTCCCGTATTGGAGACGTGGCTAAGAAGTTTCAAGAGTGGGCGAGTGCTCCGGGCTTTGCCGCTCGCATCGACAGTATGATGAAGAAGGCTGAAACGACTGCGGGTCTTCTTCTAAAGGTGTTGGGTAATCTCGGAAGAGCGATTACCAATGTATTCAGCGCGGCCAACCCTGCGACCAACGAGTTTCTCAAAATGCTTGGGAGTGTTACCAAGAAGTTCGCAGAGTGGTCTGGATCCGTAGAAGGCAAGAACACTATTGCGGAATGGGCCAGTAACTCGGTCGCTGTGATGCGTCAGTTCGGTAAGACCGTCTCGTCTGTGTTCAAGGTTCTCAGCAAACTGTCCGACCCTCAAGTCATCATCTCGTTCTTAGAGACGGTTCAGATAGCGTTTGACTACCTCGGTAAACTGCCTCTCGAGGAGATGGTGGCTACTTTTGTCAAGTTCGCCAACGTGTTACAACCTATCTCCGGTTTGTTCTTGGCGATCATTATCGCTGGTGCTTCGTTCAACATCCTCCTCGGTAGTTTGATAGGACAACTTGGCGGGTTCTTCAGCGTGCTTCTCAAGGTAGCCACTCCTCTAAGAGCCCTGTTCAAGCCACTGGAGTCAGCAGGTACACACGCTAAGACACTCACAGGATTGTCTGCTGCGTTTGCGCGTCTGGCACCACTGATCGGACGTATCGTCAGGTTCATACCATTTGTAGGGTGGGCTGTCTACATTGGCACTCTGATCGCGAAATCCGACTCGCTGAAAGAAAAGCTCTCTAACCTCTGGGACAAGGTCAAGGGATTTGGCTCATCGTTCAAAGATGCGTTCAAGGAAGTCTCTGACGCGATAGGGCCTGTGAAGCCCGCCCTCGACAAGGTCGGCGATGCTGTCAAGTGGGTATTCGACAAGTTCGACGAGCTCGCTTCTTCGCAAATCGGCAGGTTCTTCGATAGTGCCGCCAATACGTTCGAGTTCTTCGGGAACGTCATACGAGGGGCAGGTAAGATCCTAGGCGGATTCATCACTATGATGAAGGGTATCTTCAGTGGAGACGACGCCCAGAAGAACAAGGGTATTGAGAAGATGTCCGAGGGTATCAGGACTGTCTTCTCGGCACTTAAAGACTGGATAAAGAAGAACCTTCTAGATCTTGTCAAGGACGCCCTCCGGTTCGGTAAAGACATGATGGCGAAGTTCGGAGAAGGTATCACAGCGAACGGTCCGTCGATCCTAGCGAAGTTGGCCGGACTCGTCCCTCAAATCATTATGTTCTTTATCAAGCTTCCTGGTCGTTTGGCGGTAATCGGCGCGGAGATGTTACTGGGGTTCGGTCAAGCCATTGTCGGGGCCATACCGGGACTTGGGGCCAAGATGGGGCAGATCAAGACCAGTATCGTGAATGCGTTGCAATCACTACCTGGAGATCTCCGGACGAAGGCGTCTCAGGCTGTCGACAACGTAAAGACAGCCATTCAATCTCGAATATCGGCCATTCGTACTGAAGCCTCTCGCATCAAGACCAATGTTGTAAATGCTTTGCAATCGCTACCTGGAGACCTACGCGATGCCGCCGGACGAGCTATAGATTCGTTGAAGGAGAAACTCGAGACCGGAAAACAGAAAGCCAGAAACGCTGTCTCAGGAATCCCCGGCGCGATCAAGGGTGCCTTGGCTAATATCTCTTTGTTCTCCATTGGTGCGTCCATCATCGGCAGTCTTGTCAGCGGTCTTGAGTCTAAACTAGATAAGCTCAGAAGTGTCGCCAAGTCAATCGGTGGTGCGATCAAGGGTGTTCTACCTGGATCTCCCGTGAAGTATGGTCCGCTGACAGCGTGGAACTACGGTAACGGGGCTTCCGGTGGCGGTCGTAACATCATCGACGCTATCGCGTCTGGTCTACAAGACACTACGAAGATCAACAAGGCCATGGAAGGCGTGTCCGCTGCGGTTGCATCGTCATTCGGCCCTACCGTGTCTACATCTCCCACCGTTCAGACTAGAGGTGGGGTCACCCCTATGGCATCGTCTACCCAGAACATCGAGGTCAACATGAACAACTACGGGTCGCAGAACCCGAGAGCTCAAGTCCGTGAGTTGGAGTGGGCACTACGCTACGCAGTAAGGACGGGGTGATCTCATGGTGTCTCGTGGATGGCACGTACGGCTTGGGGATGCGGTTCTACGCGGCAGTTCCGAGGACGGTACTCGCACAGAGCCTGCTGGCGGTGTTGTGGTCGGGTATCTCAGTAAACCACCGAAGGGTCTAGGTGTACCGGGTCTTCGAACCGAGGACGCCATTTACCCTCAGCGAGACGGTACTCAGCATTTCGACGACTGGTACGAGTCCCGCATCATCACCTTGGAAGAAGTCACCATTGGTGGGGATGGTTGTGATTGCCACTCAGCTCGGGAGGCCGCGCGGATCTTGATGGAGGAGTGGTCTCGCAAGTGCGGAGAGACCGAGTTAGTCATCTGGCCCCCCGAGTGCCCTGAGAGCGGTGGGGATCGCGAGGTCACAGGGCCGTACAGTATTGTCGGAAGACCACGAAGCGCAGAGCTCACCTGGATCAACAGCGACGAAAATATCGCGGTAGCGACCCTCCGCTTCGACGCGGTGGATCACCGTATGAACCTGTTGAACTCGACGGGAACCCCCGGTAGTGGATCGTCCAGCGTGGTACTATCTGACACCCCACCTGCTGTAGAGTTAGATCAGTATCTGGCTACATCCTCCCGTGTGGACCAACACTATCCCCTCTGGGTTGATGCGGTGTCTAGCCGTAAGTTCGACCCGTGGTTGCCGTCAGGATCACCCGTAGGGTCGTTCCCTGACGTTCTCATGCCGCCGCAATCGGTAGACATCGGTGTCGGCCTCGCTAGCGGTTGGACGGGTTCCGTGACTAACGTAGGCTCTACTGTCGGCCCCATATCAGTCGATGACTATGGTGACGAGTTGGGAGGTATCCAGATCACGGGATACAGCAGGGTGAATCCTCTCCTCCCTTCAGACGTAACATTATCCCGATCGTACTCGTTTACCATGGGGTCTTCAACCCCAGTGTTGCTTGTAGAGATCCTGGGAGTAGTCTCCGGCATGATTACCAACAGCGTCACATGTTCATTCAACGGGGGTAGCCCTCAAACCCCTATCGGTTCCTTTGTCTCAGAGGAGTTACTCCGATCTACTACTTACGCATTCACACCCCCAAACAGCGTCACATCGATGACGTTAAGTGTGAGTCAAACAGAAAATCCTTTCGAACCACCACCGTTCATCTTCGCGGGTATGCGGGTATCTCGTATCTTCAAGGCGAAGTCTGCGGGTGCCGCGTGGAAGACGCTTTCCGGTAGCCCCGCAACACCTGACGGCACTGACAACCTCCCGCAGATTGCGGTAAGAACGTCCCCAGCATCTTTCTCTGGTCTGGTGAATCGTATGGGTACGTTCCGTGCGTCATACACCACGGGGATGATGGGATGGTGGGAGCAGCAGTTTGGATCCACACGATCCACAATCGTGTTGAAGGATTCTCCGTCGTACACCATGACCCCGACCAACATCGTGTGGAACGGAACGACGTATGCCTTCAACGCATTCCTTACGTCGGTACGGGCTATCACTGATCGTCCTGTGTTCTACATGCTCACGTGGAGTAGTACGAACCTGTCAATCTGGACGTCTGAAGACAATCCGTCGTATCCGTCCACACCGAAGTTGGCACAGTCAATCACAGTCACTTCCGGCAACCCGACAACCAGCGGGGTTTATCCGTCAGTTTCTTCTGGAACCGGATTGATCAGTGACATCATTTCAGGTGTCGATCAGTACGGATCTAACAACAACACTCTCGCCCAGGAAATATCCGACACGGGGTTGGGTGTCGGAGCTCCTGTGAATATCACCGATCTGGGTAACGTGTGCGTTCCCTTGGCTATCCAGTTCACCAGTAGTTCTCCGTTCTCCAACCCGAGAGTGGCGGACAGTAGCGGTGATTTCGTAGGGGCTAACGGAACATTCGCTGCCGGAACTGTGGTGGAGATCAGAACAGACACCGGGTCACTTACGTCGAACGGGGTGACCGCTAATCATCTCCTGGTAGGTAATCCGTTCTTCTCCGTAGATCCTGGAGAAACCTTGACCGTAGTGGGTGGCGGGAACGCTACTGTGTCGTGGCGTCCGGCGGTGATCTCCGGATGAGTTGTGATTGCTCCGCCGACTGGCGGGTCGAGGTCCTCAACCTAGCCACGGGTGCCCGACGGATGTACGTCAAACCCCTGTCCTTGAGTTTCGAAGAGAAACTGAACGAGGTTGGTTCGGGGACGATGACCCTATCTATCCACGACGCACTCATGGTGAACATCTGGCCTCACATCACTAGTGTGATGGTGACTCGTATTGCAGGGCCGGGTGCTACACCTTCATCACCTGTAGGTGTCTGGTGTGGGTTGGTGGAGGAGGTGTCTGCAGATTCCGGCGGAGAGGTCTCTATCGGGATGGTGTCGCTGGAAGGATATCTGGCGTACAGAATTCTTCCCAAGTATTCGGTCGAAGACCGATCTCAAACACTGATCGCTGCGGATTT